GTACCGACATTTATGAAAAAGTTTGCGGAAATTTCAAGTGTGTCGCAATCGACAGAAAAGACGGAAAGGCTGTTCAATTTAAAAGAATAAAGTGATATGATAGATGACAAGAAAATAGAAGCTGCTGCCGAAGAGTACAACGAGAAAGTTGAAAATGAATTGGAGAAGAAGCACATTCCAAAGCGGACATTTGCAGAACGCTATGCAGAATCAGCAATAAGTGAATGTGCTTTTAAAGCTGGTGCCAAGTGGGCAATCTGTGAATTGCTTAATGACTTGTGGCATCCTGCTAGTGAAAAGCCTATACTACGAAATGGAAAATGCTTAGTAGTATACAATAGTGGCAAAATTGATATATTTAAAATATCTTTTGTTTATGAAATGCTTTCCAATTATGGTAAAGATGGTATGGGCTGGAAATGCTGGGCTTATGCCCTCGATTTATTCCCAAAGGAAGGATGCAACCATGATTAAGTCAGTTACTATGTACTCTGTCGTTTGTGACAGATGCGGAAAGCCCTTTATTGATGAATTTAATGGCATTGTGGCTTGGTTGGACGAAGGAACTGCAAAAGAGCAAGCAATGGAAAGCGAATGGGCAGAGATTGGCGATAAACACTACTGCCCAGAATGCTATGAGTTTGACGAAAAGTTGGATGAGTGCGTTCCTAAAAAGAAAGGAGGAAGCAATGAAAGAACTTAAAGATTTGGTGGCTGGTGATAAGGTTGTTGTTTACGACAAATACGACAACAGAAGAATTGCTATTGTTGAAAGAATAACAAAAACTTTGGTCGTTGTAAACAATATTAAATACCGAAAGTCTGACGGATTTGCATCTGGAGAATCTTATATCTTCTCTCGTAGAATTGAAATCCCTAAAGATGAGGAGCAGATAAAGGCAATAAAACTAGAATATCGTAAACGAATTATCATTCATAGAATACATAATCTCAATCTGAATGACTATCCGTTAGAAGTGTTGGAAAAAGTTTATATTGAATTAGGAGGAAATTAGTATGAAAGAACTTAAAGTTGGAGAAAGAGTAACCACTACTCTTGAAGTTGTCGAGCAAGGTGATTCATGTGAAGGTTGTTTTTTTGCTGACAAAGAAGGATGCCCTTATCAATGTTTTAAGGATATGCGTTCTGATGGTAAGGATGTAATCTTTAAAGAAGTTAAGTAAAAGATTATGAAGAATTTAGAATACATTCCAAGAGATTTGGTCTCTGTATATGTAGGTATAAAGAAATATATCGTTGAGGTAATTGGTACGGAAAACGAAAATGAAGCACTCTTATATCAAATCAAGTTCCCAAACGGAGAAATTCAATATGCTGATAAGGATAATATTGTTCCGATTCCTCTCACTCATGAGATTCTAGAGAAGAATGGGTGGAGAACACAAAACAGATGGTACTATTACTTAGATGTAGCAGAAGGGTTTATTTCTTATATTGGGATAGACTTTAAGCATAAATCTAATAAAGGTCATCTATATGTAGAGGTTAATGGAAATAATATGGTAGAAATACAATACTGCCACGAACTCCAGCACCTTCTCTTTGGTCTTGGTATTAATCACGAAATGGAGGTGTAGGTATGAATATAATTACGTTTGGTAAATATAAAGGTATGCCAGTTACAAGGGTTCTTAGAATTGACCCAAGTTACTTTGGATGGTGCAAGAATAATGTACGTTGGTTCAAATTCTCTAAAAGAGACTACGAAATATACTTGGAATGGTTATCATTACAGCAAAATCATTTGCAATTCACAGGATATTCTGATGATATGGGTAATATTAGATTTCTTTTTAGAAAAGTGGAAGAAGGTAAGTTTAATGCTTACTCTGATACGGAATATCTTACAAAAGAAACGTGTGGTGAATATCTAAAAAGTACAAAAGAACATTATTTTAGCAAAAAACATGTTTAACCGTCATCTGGCATAAAAGATATAATAGAATGCTTATAAGTGAATTTATTCAACAGCTTCAAGATGTTTACGATGAAGAGGGTGATATGGAAATTGCCATCAAGATAAATGATAACGACTTAGGTTCTGAACCTATTGTAGTGAAATCTACTGTTTATGAACAACTTTATATAGTTAAATCTTAACCGCCTTCTGGCATAAATAATAGCAGTATGGATAAAAATGTTGTATTATCAAACGAAGAGTTAGAATTACTCATAACAGGCTTACATTGTGTAGATGAACGTAGTTATAATTTTTATACCACAACATATACACCTTGGAGTGAAGCTAAAGAGTTAAAAGAGAATTTGCGAATAAAGCTCAAAAGAGTATTGTTAAATGTTTAACGTCTTCAGACATAATTTTAAAAGATATGACAAAAGAAGAATTAAAAGTAAAGGTTGCCAAACAACTAAGCATTATCAATGATGCTAACGATGAGATCTGTTCTTACGTAAATGATTACATCGAAAGTCTTCCATACAAGGTTGGCGACAAAGTTAGATGCTCTAGATGTGATGTTTGTTGGATTACAAGCATCGTCCCTAATCGAGGTTACGGTGGCTATAATGGTGAGATTGAAGTAAAAATCAACCCTGCTAAGAAAAATGGCACTCGCTCCTGTAGAGAATTTGTACTATGGAGTATGGAAGTTGATAGCATCAAGAAGATTGATTAACCATCCCGCAAAGGATATAAATAGATAGTAATATGAATACAGAAAAATTAGAAAGAGCAAATATCTTAGCAAAGAGTTTAATTCCTAAAGTAAATGAACTCTTAAATATGTCTACAAAATCAATGCGTAGTAGTCTTGCTGATGCTATTTATGGGCTTTCAGAGTGTGATGAAGAGTTTAAAACAAAATTCAAGCAGCTTCTGAATGAAACAAAACAGAGATTTCAGAAAGAGTTTGATGATTTGTAACTAACCACCCTCTCCTTGGTGAAATTAAGATAATAACGAAAAAGCCGTGCTCGAATTAGATTGGTTGGCATTAGGTGTAGCCGTAAAATATCAATTACCGCTTGACAATTCACCTCAGAGCACTCTTATGTGGAAAAGGCATCAAGCATTTAGTACACATCGAAGAACGTTAATGAGTGAAAGGCTCATAAAGACTCCAATCCGTTATTATTTTGATAACATCATGGAGAGGGTAAAAAGATTAGAATATGGCAGAGATTATTTATTTTGGAACGAATGGATGTTCCTGTTATTGTCCTATCGGCATCGACAAAGTGCTGACCTCGGCAGAATATGGAATGTGGTGCGAATGCGATAATGAAACTTGGATAAATAATATCCGAAAGAATCCTGGTCGCCACGTTATCAAACATCACGGAGAGGTTTACACTAATTATGGTGTTCCGTTCTCTGTAGATGAGGACAGATTTGGTGATCATACCGAACTTTTTTGGAAAGGCATTCATACAGAAGAAGAAATTATCAACTTGATAAAGAATGATTCTTTTTTATCAAAGCAGTTTAATCTAAAATAATATAGTTATGGCATGGGTAGCAGTAACAAAACAAGGAAGAGAATTTATCTCAATGTGTAAGCCAATAAGAGTGACGGATGAAGATAACTATTATGGTTGGAAAGATACATTTACTGAGATTTCTCTTTGTAGTGGTAGCATCAAGAAACTCATCGGAAGAGAATTGTCTTGGAGCGATGAACCAGTAGAACTTAAATAATTGTGGCATATGAAGAAACAAATAATCTTAGACGAACAAGATATTAAAGAGTTCCACGAGGATGCGGAGCATCTACGTTGGCTATACAATAGAATGGTGTGTGAGCATAGCGAAAATGAAAACTTTGATTACATGCGTCGCTTCGTCAAAATATTCAATAAGTTAAAACAATTATAGATTATGAAGATTAGGTTGGCAAAGAAGATAATGAAAGCAGACACTTATGCTGATTATCCAAGTAAGCATCCTTCACCTTACTGGAAAGCGAAGTTTAAGGAAGCTTATAACGAGTATGGGTGTGTTACGTTCTGTGAAGATTCGAGCAAGTGTAAATACCGCAACAAGTTCGACCATCGTATTGTAAAGGCAGAAAAGATTGCTGCAAGATATTCTCGCAAGCTAATGAATTGCCTTACTAGGTTGGCAGGCAAAACTCCTTTCGAGATTGGAGATATATTAGGTAGTTCAAATAAACTAAAAAAAATATGATTATGAAACAAGAAATGCAAAAATCAATCTTAAAGATTCAAACAGCAGTCGAAACTCTGACAAGACAGAAAGTTATCGATAAAAATGTGTATGACTTTATCCATGGAGAAATCAAATTTCTTTCGGAAAGTGCAGAGAATATAATGGAAGTAAATAACCCCGACGAAACTCTTCTTACCTTCACAGATAAGGAGAAGTATGTAATTCAGCATATCAATCTTGCTGATACATCTGTTCTTTGCGAAGAGTTGAACAGAAGAAAAGACATTGGTGACGATTTCTTTGTAGTAGCAACAGAGAGAAAATAAGTTAGCTTATGGAAAGATTAACTAAAGTAATGGATAAGTATTTATCAGAAGCAAAGAAGAAGGTTCTTACCCTCGCAGTCAGCAAGGAATGGTTCGATATGATTGTGGCAGGCGAAAAGACGGAAGAGTATCGGGAGATAAAGCCGTATTGGGTAGCACGATTATTTCACAATAACAGCAATATTGTTGATGTGCGAAATCTTGCCTCGGCTTTGGCAGGGCGAACGGATTTACTTAAAAAATATATTGACGCACAGAGAATTGTGTTAAAACAATATACCCACGTCCTATTCATCAACGGCTACCGCAAGGATAGCCCACGAATAGAGAAGGAGATTGAGAGTATCACCATCGGTAAGCCAAAGAAGAGAATGTGCCCCGACAAGTGGCTTGATACTGAGTTTTTTATCATTAAATTCAAGTAGCGTATGACAAACGAAGAATTTTTCAATGCTCATATGGGTGAGCGAGTTCTTTATAAAGGTAAGGACATCGGGGCATACGTAGCAGGTTATGTAGAGAAAAAGTATATTATCTTAGGATTTGATGATTATACAGGCTGCATTCTGTGCTTCACTTCAAAAGTGAAAAATCTTTGTGACATATATCACTCATACCGATTCGCAAAGTTGAAGTATTTGGAAGTAATAAAACATCAGTAATATGGAAAAAGAAGAAAAATGTTGTGGCAACTGTCTTTGGATGGGACGCGAAGACATCTTAGGCAATGGATGGTGCTACAAAAAAGATTGCGAAACATCTTGTGATAAGGTTTGCAAGAAACATAAATTTTAAACTTTAAATATTAAAATGGAAAAGATTTTTAGACATTTCAAAGGAGGTTATTACAGATTTATCACTGAGGTTACAAATAGTGAGACTCAGGAGAAGGAAGTTGTTTATCAGGCTCTCTATGGAGAGTGCAAGGTTTGGACTCGCCCTGCCGATATGTTCTACGGAAAGGTGAACGTTGATGGTGTTGAGTTTGATAGATTCACCGAGGTTGTTGGTGTGCCTGTGTTATTCAAAAAGACCAACGAGAACGCTATTATGCCAACTAAGGCGCACGATGATGATTTCTGCTATGACTGCTATGCCGTATCAGAAGAAGAGGTTGCGCCTAACGTATGGAAATACGGTCTCGGATTTGCGCTACAGATTGAAAACCGAAACAAGCCTGCTGACATTTCAAGATGCTTCACGCTCCGTCCTCGCTCTTCTGTATGGAAGACTGGCATGGTTCTCAGTAACTCAGAAGCAACCATTGATGATGGTTTTGTTGGCGAGATTTCTGCTGTCTTCTATCACGTTATGCCAAATATGCCGCGATACAAGGTTGGTGATAAAATCGTGCAATTTCACTTAGAAACAAGTGACAACATCATGTTTATAGAGACGGATGAATTAAACAAAACAGAGCGTGGCGATAACGGCTATGGCTCTTCTGATAAGAATGGTATGGTACTCTAAAGTAAAAGGTCTTACAGAGAAAGTAATTGAGTTATATCCAACGATGTCTTCAAGGGAAATAGCAGAGATTACAGGATTTGCCAAGACTACTATAATTCGGTGTGCTGCAAAGAATCATCTTAGGCACACCGAAGAAACACAGAAAAGAATAGATGAATACGTAAGACAACGAAGGTCTTCTGGTAGAAAATCATACGACTATTCTAAATTGAGCAAGAAGATTACTCATACAAGAAAGATGGAATCGTGGCGTGTAAGAAGTGGTCTAGAACAAAATACAAAATATAAAGTTCGTATCACTCCAAAGCGCATACAAAATGCAATGTATCATCTTAGGCAAAAGTATGGTTATTTCTATGAAACTGTTGACAAAACTGTATTATATTACGATTCGCAAACAATACGTGTGAAAAACGAGAATTACTATACTGAAAAGTATGGAATCTCTTTTATTCTGGCTGACGAATAACTTCTGTGCATTATCTATATGTTTAGGGGTGACTATCCATCACGGACGGTCACCCCTTTTTTGTTTATAAATCAACTAATAACAAAACAAAAACATTAGAAAAAAAACTAAGAACGTTTGTGTAGTTTTAGCTTCCAGTATATCCAACCTAAAAATGCAAGAATACCTATAAAAAGACAAACTGACGCTATCTTACCTATATTCAAGAAAGCTTTATCTGTCTTTGATAGTTGCTTCTCTACATATACTTTATCTTTCGATATTTCGCTTATCGTTGAGATTAAGGAGTCACACTTGCTATGATATATCGCCGTACTATCCTTGTATTCCTTGAGGCTCGAAATACTGTCTCTTAGTATCTGTACGTCCTCTTGCGATATTTCGTGATATTCGTAGTGAAATTTATCCTCACCAACCTTGTTGCCGTTCGCGTCATACTTCGAAGCTGTACTATCCTTGATATGTGTCTTCTCTTTCGTAGTTGACTTCATGGATTCCTTGTGCGATGCTCTGTATGATTCCAGCTCCTTTACAAGCCTTGCATTGAAGAGTGAATCCCACTTAGCCTCGTTACGTTTATCAGTGATGTATGTCTGTTTTTCTATCACACGTTCTTTCGTCTTACATCTACAGAACATTGATAGAATCAGCATTGCTACTGCAATGGCAATTACAACCCTTGTTATCTTATCAATCAGTTTCATAAGCTACTGAATTACAATCGTTACTTTTTCCTTTTTATCCCAAGCTGTCTTCATAGTCTGAATGAGCTTGCTAGTCCATAATCGAGAATCGCTAACCCATCCTTTCTTATCGTTTTTACCGATAAGGATACACCCCTCTGTGTCTTTTGCAGAGTTACCGGAATGAATACGGATACCATCGAACCCTGGCACATCCTTCAATAATGGAAGCATTTTCTTGAATCTGTTAGAGTAGGTATATACGCATTCATAACTGCCGATTGGTATTGCAGTCTGCCCGTACACCTTTTTCTTCTTGATTTCTTCAAGCTGCATATCTTTGCGCAATCCTCTATCAGCATCTTCAAGAGTATTGCATCCGAACAAATTTCCATTCACGTACAGACGGCTAATAGTATAGCCATCCTTTTTCCAAGCTCTATCAATTAGTACTTCCATTTTTGTTTTCCTCCTCTTTTTTATCAAACTCCTGATTCAATCTCTCCAATATCGGTTTCCAATAACTAGGCAATGCCTTTGCAAACTCGAATCTCAAAATGTAGTAAATAACTCTGAATGCTACATTCTTAGGGTATGCCTTGATGAGGTTTTTGAACGCGTTGCATAGATACACATAGCAGAAAATGTATGTAAGCATTTTTATTACAAACAAAGCCTCATTTCCGTCATTACAACCTATCATGATACCATATATCACATAGTCAATGGTAAGATAGAGCGAGATTTCAAGTATGGCGTTTACAAACTTTGATGCCGAAAAGTTTTTGCATCGTACAACACTAACTCCATCAGCCCTCATACCACAAAAGATGTTGAAGCCGAAAGCAATTACTAGCGCCAGCACGAAACCTTCAGTTGGCGTTGCAAAGGCAAGTATAGCAGAGGAAATTGTAACCACTATCTGCCGAATCTGTGATGAATCTAATAAATCTATCATAATCTGTTATCCTGAATAATAAATAAAAATAAAGTTTCGGTCTCTTGATGCAAATATAGCAAAAAAAACCGAAACTTCATTCAGAATAACGAAAAACTTTATACTTTTAAATCATGATACGGCAATTCTCCGTTATTTAAGAAAGAAATGCACTCATCGAAAATCTTATGTTCATAATCGTATGTGTTGATTTTTGGAAACCATTTTTTGATTTTTTCGTCATTCCTTTTAACCATTTCACCCCAAAGAACGCACCAGTCATTTATGGTAATATTGTCATTCTTGACCTCATGCCAATAATCCTTGGCAACGTCTTTAGTGTGAAGTTGCCCGATAAGACAAAGATGTAAGTCTGCCATTTCTTCATCAAAATGGCACTCACCAATCTCACATTGAATTTGCTTCATCATATCAAGCATTACACCGTCATTCATTCCAACTTCGCAACAATCAGCCATTGTTGCAACACAATTCTTAATAGACTGTATATCGTTGCTTGCCAATATGTTATCAAATACCTTTTTCATAACCGTATGTTTTTAGTGTTACTTCAAGAAATACTCTCTGATGTCGTACACGCCATCCTTATCTTTCAACAAGTCGAGTGCAAGGTGGTTGGCATACTTAATAAGATGTTCTGTATCAATGTCATTAACATCTTCCTTGCCGAGTATCTTTGCAATTGTGCATCCGTGGTCGCTTACAACCTGATTCATGGCAACGTACAAAGCATAATCGTTGTAGTAAGGCTTCTCCTCTGTTGCAAGTCCGAGACCAGTCATAGCATTGAGCCATGTCTGCATATCCCAAGTTGCAGATGGATTCATACTGTTTACAATCTCAGAAGCCTCCTTCTTCGTAAGATAGTTTGTCCACTTGATAGCGCAAAGCTTATCAAGATACTCTTGCGCCAACTCTGGGTGTTTGGCTGCCATATCCAGCATCATACAACGCATCGTATCTCCAAATACGTGCATATACTTTACGTTTGTTGATGAAGCCATCATTCCATACAGCTCATCAAACTTGCTCATAATCTCTTTTGCTTCCATATCTTGTATATTTTTTAACCTATTATCAAATCTTTCAACTCTACAAAGTCCTCCTCTGTGAAGTTGATGCTTCGCTTGCTTCCAAAGAGGATAGCAGTAGCAATTCCATCTGGCAGGTCAATAGACACAACTCCTTTGTCGATATGTCCGTGTATAAAACCTACATCGAATTTGTAATCTTCCACGGATTTTAGCATCTGCATCATATCTTCAAATATCGTGTTGGCATCTATGTTGCCGTCTTCATCGGCGATGAATAGGGTAGCGTTGTCAATGCTCTTGCCCCATTTATCTTTATTCTTAGCGATAATGTTGTGTGAAGCTCGCTTCATGTACACGGAAGGGATAGCCAATGCAGGGCTTTCTTTAACCATGTCGCTAATTCTTGCGTCTGCCCACAAGTCAAGCGATGTAAGCAGTTTCTCTTTCAATTCTGTTACGTTCATTTCTTAGTTTCTCCTTTCTTTGTCTTGTTGTACCAAGCGAGATACTCTTGCCAAGTTTTGTCGCTATGGTTAGTCATATAATCGTTGAGCATAGCAGATTTATGTTCCTCTGCTTGCGCTACTTCTTTTCTCAAACGCTGCATCAAAGACAAATGTTTCTTCAATGCCTCCTGTCCTTGCTGAGTGCTTTCGATACGAGGGCGTATGATGCGCAATTCCTCGTCTTGCACTAGCTTAGACACATATTGCAAGCTATTGACGTATTCTTGATTCTGCATCAAATACTGCCTTTGCGCCCCTGTAAGATTGTCCTCAATTTTGTCAATTTCATCCCAGAGTGGGGTTTGAGACTGCTGTGCTTGCATGTTGATAGATGCTCGCTTCTGTTGTATCGCTTCGTACATCTTCTGTAGCTCAGCATCCATCATTTGCGGCTGCTGCTGACTTGTACCCATATCCAATAATGGGCTGTTTCCAAAATTCATCATAACAATCAATATCTTTAAAGTTGGTGATATATTATAGAGAGGTGAGAGGGCATCCACCAACGAGGGTAAACACCCCTCACCAACTCATTTTCTCTTAGTCTTTTTTACAGACTTTCTTGCTCTGTTACGCTCCTGTAGTGGGCGTGGAAGGAGCAGTGCTGTTACAGCAATAGCTGCCGTAGCCAGAAATTACTGGCGTAGATGGGAGTACCAACTGACCACGCAAGCAATTGCAGGTCTTCTCGTTAACGTAAGCCATCATAAGCTTCTCCTTGTAAGGAGTGAGGGCTTCCATAACGGCTACCTTCTTGTCGAGGTCGCTATATTTAGCCTGTAGTGCGTCATACTGGTCTCTCTGATTCTTGTACAGACCAAAGTCTGCATCAATCTGAGACTTATACAAACCGAACTCAGCCTGCATTGCACGGCGGTTCTCAGCGTTGATAGCATCTACCTGCGACTTGTAAAGACCGAATTTCTCGGCAACATCTGTCTCACGCATAGCATAGAACTTGTTAGCGGTGTCGAGCTTCATACCGAACATGTAGGTAAGCAACTTTACCTCATCATCGCATTCCTTCTCCATTACCTGCAAGGCGGTTGGCTGATTTGAGCTTGAGTTAGCTCCGTAAGTGTTGATGTTCACGTTCTCGGGCATATTGCCGCCACCGAGAGAACCGAATACACCACGACCATTGCCGTTAAGCAAAGCTAAAGCCAAGCCACCGATGCCAATTCCGAGGGCTGTTCCTGCCAAACCCTTGCTGGCATACTCCTTCTTACCATCTTCGTAGATTTTCTTCTCTACTACTTTTGCATCTGTCATTTCCATAATACAATCTTTTGAAATCCTTAATATTAACTAACACTATGTAATCGATTACGGATGCAAAGGTACGAAGAATAGGGAAGAGCAAATATAACTCTATCACACTTTCTTTTAGTGGTTGATTATCAGAGATTTAAGGTGATAGCTGGTAATATCATTTTAAACCAATATATATTTTTGAAGAAATATTGTATATAATTTCTCCGAAATATTGTATTTTTAAAAGCATCGAAATTTGGAATTAAAACAAAAATCCCCTATACTATTGGCGTAGTATAGGGGAAATATTACATTCTTGCTCGGAAATGCGATGTTTCTAAAAACGCTGCTCTAAAAAGCACTGCAAAGATAGACAATAATTCCGAAACCACCAAATTTTTCATCATTAATTTGTTAGATACAGATACAATCCTTCCCCGAACCACATTATCAATATCATAGTTGATGATGTCACCCAAGCCATGAGGAACTTATCGACCTTCTTATACTCATAAGAATAGTATAGGTATGCGATGAACGTGCTGTTGATGATTACCAGTATCGCTACTATAATCAAAGTACAAAACATATAATCCATACTCATACATGCTCGCTTATCCGTGATGCGATAGGGCTTATACGTTATGATTTTCTCTTGCTCTTTATGAAGTGTAGTATATCCCACTTCTTCCAATATCGGGTGTGCCCACGCTTCTTGCATTCGCCATTCGGAATGTCACCTCTAGCAACCATTCTGTTTAAGGTAGCATCAGAAACGTGCAGTTTCTCCTTGACCTCTTCCGTGCTCATCATCGGATTGAGCATATCTGGGATGATGTCACACAATCTATCCAGGTCATCATCGCTCATTCCGCAAGCGGTGACCTTCTCTCCATTTCTCTGTTGCTCGTCTGCTTTAAAGCAAGCATCACTGAGCGACTTTAAAGCCGTTCCGAGTATCTTATAATTCAAAATCTTTCCCATCACGCACAAATTTTACGTCCTAGTTTCGTTTCATTAACAAACATTTTAGCAAAGCTATACAAATAGAATATAGCTGTCACGACCATGACCGTAAAGCAGGAATCCACCATATCATTAGTTGTGTACCAACTCCACTCTACAATATGAGCCGCATTGATGCCTAAGAAGTACATAAATGGAATGCGATACCACTGGCACAAGAAGAAAAATCTACTTGCCAGTATCGTCACCATCGGCAGGACGTAAACCATGAAATAAATAAAAATATAGCAAGGCATATTTTCATTATATGGGATAAACATCTCACGTGGATGCTGAGATAACTCCCAAATGACGTATGCGTGGAAGAACATAATAATGATAGGCACATACTTGCAGAACCAGCGGAAGAACTTCAATATTCTTCTGCTATACCGATTACCATGCTTCTTAATCATATCCATCAGCTCGGTAACGTCCACATTCTTTAATAGCCGTTGGACTTCGGCTTCGTCTTCTTTAGTCATAATCTCTTTTTTTTAGGTTGATTTAAATTAAATTAAATTATTGTGCAAAGATACACTTTTTTGCGCAAAATCAACGAAAATGAGAATATTTTTGTGTTAAACTTCATAAAAAAGTAATAATCTGAAAGTTTTGTTACCGATTTTTTGTTACAAAAATTGAAGAAAATGGTAACAGAAACATTGCACTTTCGCTGACATGATAACAGAGCCTATAGAAAAATTCGATGCAACACACTTCCCTGACGGACGAGAAAAGAATAAGGCGGTCACCATGTAGTGAACCGCCTTATTCTTTTCCTATCCTTCTAGTAAATCAACAATCTGACCATAACCACCTACAGCCATCACAGGACAGAGTATCTTCTTGATAAGAATAATATCCTCGGCTTCGAGGTCCACGTTTTCGGCATCCTTGCCTATCTTGCAGGCTACCCGATAAGCACGTAGCTTTTCTTCGCCCGATAGCTGAATACTCTGATTGTCTATCACCTCGAAGAGCACCTTACCTACAATATCGCCCATAATTTGTGGCTTGTAGGTTTCCTCTCCGTTCTCGTTCTTTACTGGTGATACTATCACCTCACCCTTCCAATTCTTGAAAGGTACATTAAAATTCTTTTTCATATTAATTTTTGCTTTTATGATTATCTATCCGACCAATTCAAGTCATTTACTCCGCTCCAGAAGATACCACGACCGAAATAGGTCTTATCCTCCTGGCTAGGAATAAGTAATTCTGGGTTTATATATACAAGATTTATTGTTTCTCCACCATGAAGTTGATGCCATCCACCGACATCACAGAAATATATTCCATTATTACGGTCATTGGCATTTATTGCCATCCAACGCTTACCTGTTCCTCCAGGTACAAACTCGTAATAATATGTAGCAATTGCTCTAAGAGGACTGAATACTACTATATCAATAGGACATCCGGACAAATTTTCATTAGGACTATACAATGGAATTTTGTATACGGTTTTATTGTCATAAGAAACACGCTCTAGAGGCACAGGTATTCTTTCGCTATCGTATCCGTCAGGATAAACTTGCATAACATCCCCAGATACTACTGCCAATGTACTCTGTCGATGCCCAAAGGCTGAACGACACCATACATTACTAGCATAGAAACGCCAACCCCTTTTCGCCGCAGAATTATATCCTTGATTATAAATATCTGCATCAAATGTTATACGTCCAGCACCATCAAAATATATTGAACCAGCGATTTTATTTCCATCAGAACTAACAGCAGTCAATCTGTAAAAAGAGCCTGTCACACTCTTCAGTTCTCCTGCGAATATACCCTTATACGCATATATATAACCATCTTTCGTTACTCTGAATGGCGCATCCTTTGCCAATGCTGCACCAAGCCAAAGCGGACACTTATCACTACCTACTACAGCATCGGCTTTATCGAAGTTACCAAAATGGCCTATGATACTTGCACCTTCCGAACTCCTTGCATAAACATGGTTCACATTGATAGTCTCTGCATTAATAAGGTTAGCATTGAGCTTGCCATCTTCGGCAAAGAGAGCAACTTCATCTTTATTGTATATAGTTACCTTATCGCCCTTAATAGCAACTTGATTTCCGCTAATAACGATACCTGCCGCTTCAAAATCCTTAACCAACTGAGAAAAGTCTGCAAGCTGACCGATACTCATCTGCTTGTTGGTAATGAGCGTTACTTTCTCCCTGAATACCTCTTCATTGTCAGTACGTGCCTTGCGGTTGACACGCTGCGAGGCAAAAAGATGTACTACCTTTTTCATAGGCTATTATCCTCCTTTTAATGAGTACTGATATAATTGTCTATAACATCCGTAGCTACAGCCTTCGCCTTCGTGCGCCATGATTGCATAGCTTCATACTCTGCTTCATGCTCCTTATCATCGGCATCAAGCTTCTTGCCATCCGCAATTTTGGCAAGATTAGCGAAATGGTTATTGATGATAGCTTGCATCTTGTCTGTAGGATAAGCGGATGAGACGATTGCATCAACAACCTTACCTCGCTCCAAAGGCTGCTCAATACGGACAACGTGTGCGGCATAAGCCATTCGGGTAGTTTTTTTGCCTTCACTGCTATCCATACTGTTTTCCAACTCAATCTGCTCAACATCGAAATTGATGCGAATATAATTACCCTCATACTCAATCAGACTAGGTGAGTAATCAAATGTAGACTTTCTAATTTCCATGATAATATCCTTTCTTTTTAAATATTATACTTTTATGCTTTTGTTCCTACAATTCTGAAATCAGGGTTTCCACTCTGATTCATTCTACGCAACTTTCCCAGGAACGGGAATTTATCATTGTCTGAGCACCATTTCAACTGCTCTACGAGTTTCTTGTTGTTAGTGAAGAACTTAAACTTCTGTCCGTTCTCCTCAACGCTGACAACATTGCTCTTCCCCGATTTATGAACCTTGCTGTTTACGTCAAATTCAACATCAAGGAAAACGATAGGTCTCTCGGAAAAGTAGCTTGCGCTCATCCTCTGACCTTCAAACATTCTCTTGCCGTTGGCATCTCTGTCCTCAATCTGCGGCATCTTAAAATCATCAAAACTATTCATTTTTGTTATCATTTTCCAAAGATTAAAACCATCGCAGTGCATCAACCAACCCTTGTAGCTCATAGCTACTTGGTATCTCCTCATAGGATTTTTAAGGTTGTGCATCTTCTTTTTGAATTTCTCTTTCATGCGCTTTCTTAACATTGTATGGTTGAAGTAGAAACGGTATCCTACGAAATCAAGGAAATGCGTATCATCAATTATCTGCATTCCGATATTATCGTGCAACTGCTGGTGCATCACTTTATTAGCATATTCCAATATGAAGTTGATGGCTTTCCATACTTCCTTCTTGTTTTTACCCAATATAATGACATCATCACAATATATTTCTACCTTAACATCAAATTTCCTACATACTAATCTACATAAGATACTCATGTAGAAATTGGTAAGGGTCTGAATAGGATATAGACCAATACCTAGACCTTTCGGTAAGGCAAAGATAACTTCATGCAAAAGCCTTCTAACGCCTTTATCAGTAAAGAAATCACACAGAGATTTGTATATCTCCTGCTGGTCTACATTCTCATAGAATTTAACGAAGTCAAGTTTGCAATAGTACAATCTTCCACATGACTTATTCTCGTCTATCCATCGTTCTGTTCTGCGCTTCGCATAAATCATTCCTCTGCCTTTTACACTTGCCCCACTCTCTATATAGAGAGCTCTTATAAGGTGCGGCATCAGAACTTGCATCAAGGCATGCTGCTCAACGTGGTCTGGGAAGTACGGAAGCTTATGGAGCTTTCTTACCTTACCGCAAGGGCATCGTCTCATACAATCGTGCCCTTCGCTAGTCTTGTAAGTTCCATCTATAAGACTTCTCTGTAATCTCAAAAGATTACCATTATAGTCTTTATCGAATATCACAACTCCCTTCTTGCCTTCCTTACCCTTGCGTGATTTCCTTACCGCAATATTGAGGTTAGTCATATCACTGACAAGCTCTACTCTGACCTTTCTATGCTTCTTGCGAAGTTTAGCCTTTCGCTTATACGCCAGCTCTTGTGTGTCCGTCATTTCTATATCAACCAATATTTCAAAAATCGCTTTCCTTATCAATAGGCTTTCTACACTATCGGCTCACTGGCTTTCGGCACATACGTACAACTGTATCACTTACTTGCGAGAGGGGACTCTGTTGCAAGTAGGACATACCCAACTACTCATACCCAACGCCTTTAATCTTTGCTCTGTCGGGATAAATATCCTTCCATTGAGACAGGTTCAATCATGTGCTCTCTCGTCCAAACTATCTCGTAGCTTTACGACTTGCGAGGAACAGTGAAAATTATATCGTCATTCTAATAATAGAAATCTTGTGTAGTAATTCAAGCGAGCGCCGATGTTCGTCCTCGAGTTCGAGAAACCGTTGTTCGAGTTCGCAGACGAAAGACCGCATTGCGACCTGTTGTCAGCGTTACCCCCAACGTTCAGCAGCTCCATGATGTATCACCTTTTCTTCACCCACTCCATGGTTGTAGAAAATCTTATCGCACGGATTTGGGTTGTTTATATTTTTGTGCTTCTGCGAATCCTATTAAAAGGAGATTTAAACTTTTCAGTTTCAATCTTGCATTTTACATTATTTTTATTTATTCACTATTTTTTTCGCCCAGCTCACTGGCAGATGTACACCCAACGCTATGCGTTGGATTACATCGCCATGAGCTCAGAACCGCTCACGATTGTCGGGTTTCCGTAGAAAGCCAAGCGAGCGCCGAAGACCGCCCACGAGACCGAGAAACCGTGGTCCGAGGACGCAGACGAAAGACCGCATAGCGACCCGTCGCCAGCGTTACCCCCAACAGCCAGCAGCTCGCCACCTGTCGCAGCCCAGAAGCCATCGCAGTAGTATGTGCTATCGCCACCTCCAACAGCCTGCGGAAATGCGTCCCAATACGTACCAAGCGTCTTTCGCGTAACAAACTCTCCATTAGCTGATGACGGAATGGTAAATTTTCGCCCATTTGCCGTATTACTTACCTGATTGCCGCTATAGACAACAGCGTATCGAGTATCGCCATCCATGTAGAAACGGATGCCTGGACGGAACTCCCAGTGCTTACCCCATAAATCCTCAAATCCAAATAATTTGACAGGGTATTGATTACCGAGAGTAGTATCATTATAGAGTACCTTGCCGCTGCCATCACCGAGTGAGATACACTTGCCCATAGGTACATCACGACATGCTTCCCAAGAACTACTTTGGAATCCAGCTCCAATTACAGATTGTGTATTAAGGTCACCGAAACTTACTTGTTCCAATGCTTCTATGAGGCATTGAAATCCATAGTTTGCAAGACCAAAGTTCGAACCAAGCTTCTGTGCGCAAGCCCAAAATGCACTCATCGTCCTTGAATGTGAAGGGGCAACGTTAGGTCTTGAATGACCAACACCGCTTCCATCTACGTACATCTTGTATGCACCTACCCAGTTTGGCGAATCGAAAGTCTTACCGCCCGAAATAGGGAACAATCCTCCGAATTGCAATGTCTTGTTATCAGCCTTGAAGTGACAATCGGGAACATGAACCATCGTTTCATACTTTGACGCATCATCTACCTTTGTTCCGTCAGCGAAGAACTCCCAATTACTAGGGTCTAGCTTAGCAGCATACACCTTACCATTCACAACTTTCATCATATATCCACCCATTGCTCTATGATACCTATCAGCCATGAATGGAGTTGGCAGAGCGAATTTAGGGTTAGAAGACTGCTCCAATGTAATTGATGGGTAGAAAATATTGTTACCCATCATTTTCTGAAGGTCTCCGAGACTTAATCTGCGAAGAGCTCCATCTACTACAATCAAGAAGGTTTGTTCGGTATTCATTGCCGTAACAAGCTTCTTTTCTGTTAATTTAACACCCATATCTTATATTTTTTAATTATACATATTAATCAATTAAAGCATTGCCATCCTCATCAAGCAGGTAATTGCTATCTTCATCAATGAGATAGTCGTTGGCAGGGCGCTGTTTGTATTCTATCTGTTCTTCAAGATAATCGCTCTCAACATCGCCAAGACCACTCTCTTCGATAGAGAAGGTACAGCTATTTCCCTCTTGCCAAGACTTCTTTGTTATGATACTTCCGTTTGAAGCTTCGGTATGCCATTGCAATTCTACGATGCGGTTAGGGTATTCAACAACCCTTCCGTTGTACTCCAAAATAGCCTTGTTGCTTCTGTATATCTTACCCCATTCAATATCATTGCATACCATGAACTTAGGCTGATTGAAAGAAGGATAGAACCTAGAAGCGGAAAATTGGAACTGAGCAACAGCCTTGCCGTTTATTACCGCCTTGATGGTATAATTATTCTTCTCTACAAGTCTAAGGTCAAGCACAATCTCAGATGTGGAGATAGATATAATCTCGTTAGGGCTTGCAGCAGAAGAAGCAGACATCTTAGTCGTTCCTCGATACAGCTCAATAGAGAATCCGCTTGTAATTCTATCCTTAGACTTATATACATCAATCGGAATGTGACATTCATACTGATTGCCGTCAAAGCAAGCGTTTCTTGCTTCCGTAGATGCCGATATGATGTTATTAGCAACCTTATACTCGTAGAGAGCCAGCTTATCAAGGAATGGGTTATAGGATATATCGGTATCTTCCCGAATACCCATACCATAGGTATCTGCACCCTTATCTGCCGTATACAGAGTAATAGGGTCAGCGGTGATATGCAATATAGAATTCGTTCTATAATCATACAGGTCAGCTTCGAATTGCAACTGCTGCTTATCATTACTTGAAAGATTCCTCTTGATAGTAAGCGAACCACGATTAGATGTATTGCTTGTATCAATGCTATACTTACCGCTCCAAGAATTAATTTTAGATATGTCCTTCCATTCCGTGCCCGTAGAAACCTTCCATACCATATTGGCAAGAGACATATTCGACTGCTTGCTATCCCATGAATCATCCTTTGCCGTAGCATTGATACTCGGGTAGGCAATACACTCAAAGCCGCTCTGTGTTCTGTCTGGGAAGAATTTATCGCCAGCCATAGTCTGCATGAATGGAGACTTAGGCGATGCGCACACTACTGATACAGAAACGTCCAAAGGGGCGAATTTTCTATTCGCCTTATTACTAACTATTGGCATAAGCGTTCCTCCTAATCATCAAGTGTTAAATAAGCATCTGCTGACACCGATACACCGATGATATTTTTGTTTTCGTCAATCGTATCAGCATCCCTCACAACGAATCCATCACTGACGTTCTTTGCCCAAGTCATTGTCTCCGAGCGTTTATTCTCGATGTTACCATTGCTATCAGTATAGATAACGAAGGTGACATTGCCAGTTATACTCTTCGGCACTAGTCCTGTCTCGCAGTTGGTAACGATACATCTGAACGTCTGATTACTATCTTCATCAACCTGTCCTACCGAATTAAGGGCAATCTGATAAATATCAGAAATATCATCAATGCTGATACCTGTTCTATACACGGCAGCACCATCAACAACGAACTCAAGGACGAAGAGCTGATGACTATCTACATAGAGTTTGTCCGAATCTCCCGTCTTATCTCTGTGTATAGTGATACCGCTTTCCGGATTTGTGTAAGTTCCTGCAAGGTCTGTTCCGCTGCCACGATACAGATTAATAGAATAGGTAGAAACCTCTCCACCTGCGGAGTTGAATAACCAAGGTCTGAGGGTAGCTTCTGTCTGTCCCTTGCTTAACACAGTAGTATCAGCAGAAACACCTCCGAAATAAGATGAGCCGCCCAACATAGATACCAATATATCAATGCTTTTCTGCATTGGATATATGCTAGCTCCCAATACGGCATCACCCGAATAGGTAAGAGTATCGGAATCTTGATTGACCTTAGATGCGAGGTCTCCGATAATAGAGAGAGAACCATTAGCATGATTTAGTTTGAATCTATTATCAACAGTCGAGGTCTCCCATCCAGTACCGCTAGAGCTGAATCCTAAATTTTTTCCGTTGTAAGCCCATGCGTGATTTGTCAGTGTTACGTTGTTTTTACGTGCAGAGCCAACAGATGGAGTAATGATAGGATGCGTTCCGCTCTCGCTCCATTTTGGCGATACGGTAAACGTATCAGGGTTCAATCCCTGAAAGAGCGGTACGCCATTTGTTTGCAGACTGATGGATAATGTGTCACCCTTCAATGTTCGTCTGACTGCTGCGGTTGCCGAAAGATGAATTTCTTTTCCCATATTTTTAATCTCCTATTTTTTAAACTTTAATATATTCTTGATGAATTTTTCCTGTCGTGGTAGTTGCCGTGAATGCAAATTTCGCAGTATCACCATTGCCCAAATCGTCTTCTGTTCCATCATTAGACCAGACAATATCTATTGAGCCATTGAAGTTCTTAACCTTATCCTTAGTTGCCCAAGCAGCATCATCTACGGAATCATTGGTTTTGCGTGTCACCTTCCACGATGCTACTCCGTTCGTCACATCTTTATCGCCTAACATTAGCTTGCAAGTAACGTTGTGTGTCTCGCCTATAGCAATTCCGCTATTGACTATATCCGTATAGAGGTATAGCTTTGGTGTATACACGTTGGTGGTAGCCTTCCAATATGGAGAATCCTCAGATGGTTCATCGGTCGTTGTCTGTCCTTCTGGAGAGATACAGAGCCATCTTGTGCCAAGCCACGTAACCTCATCATAGTAGCTGTATTCCGTACCTTCCTTCCAATCACCACGATAGACTGGAATCCAAATCTTCTCTCCGTCAACTGTGGTTATGTGGTAGTACTTTGAGACGATGTTTATGCCGTTGAATCCTACATCGAAGATTGATTTGCCTTTGAGGGAGTAGGAGTTGATACCTCGGTACATAGTGAACGTAGGTGCGGAATCTCCTTCGGTCTCCATCATCAGAAGGTGCTGTCGTCTTCTGTCGCTTCTGTTACCCATGAGGACGATGGTATCTCCTACAGCAGGGTTATCCGAGCCTTCCATGCAGTTCTCCTTCGCTATCTGAATCCAAGCGAACTTCTTTCCGTCATAGAGCTCGTGACCTTCGGCATCGGTGATTACCTCATTCTCGGTTGATACCTTTGTGACAATTCTCCAGTAGTCCTTGTTGCTGACGTTCTCATAGACACCAGGTGCTATGTTGAACGTCTTACATCTAACTTGGTCTTCCACCTTGAATGAGTTGATTGTTGCGGTTGTTCCATCATCAGCGAGAAGATAGCACTTCCAACCAATCAGCTCATTCGTTGTCTCGCTATATACTTCCTTGATATAGCTTATCTTGCCAGCAGCAGGTGAGAGGACGATATTACCACCAACGTAGCTGAGTTCTCGGATGAGCAATGTATTGAAAATCGCCTTACCCCATACTATCAAGTCCGTGAGAAGCATCTGAAACTTACCATCACTTCTCTGTTTGATAGCGAAACCGCTCTGCTCTGCTTCGTTAAAGTCGAGTGACTTTAAGAGGTTTACCAAGACACTAGATAAAATAGCGTTACCACTTCCATCTATGCTGAACTCATTTGAGTGACCGAGGAAGAAACCTTGCACGAACTTCTGCACCTTCTGAAAGGTGATTATGCCGCTAGCTATATCATCTTTCAGTTTAGAGAGATACATCTTATCGGTTATACTAGCATTAAAGTTGTTAGTACTACTTCCACCAACCATACTAGATAGAGACTTAACCGCTTCTCCCTTTACAGCATCAATAATCTGCTTTACATCACTCTTTGTAACTTCCAACGAATTAACAAGCTCAATCTCAACTTCTGCCAGCTCATCGTTATCAACCTTTACTGAGTAGTTGCTGACGAAAACTTCGTGACTGATAAGATTTCCATCGCTATCAGAATCACCTTGTATCTGTATTGAAAGCTTTGCATTCTCGTTCAACTTACTTGCAAAGTCAGGATTCTCTTGTAAGAATATGCGAGAAAACTTAACAGAGTAATTGAATTGGTCTGTATTGTTTTCACTCATGTGTTTAATAAGAGCATCATCGAGTCGTTTCTCTGCTGCCGTTACAAGAACTTTTGGAGGTTTAATGCCTGTGATAACAAACAAATCTCCCTTTTGCGGTTTAAATCCAGCACTTGCGTTTGGCATCACAATGCCTAGTGTTGATGTGTCCTTTTGAACCGCAATCCATAACTCTTTCTGAGTTGAATCTTGGTTTAGCTTATCTTCGTAAGCATCGCTAGCGTTAACAAATATGTAGTCATTCTTATCTGTGCGAACTCGTTTTAAGTTTCCATTTTCATCAACACTTACACAATTGTAACACTTTGAATTGTCAGCACTCGGTTGATTGTAAATCACAAACGAACAAGCAGGGCATCCGTTACTCTTGATGAGATTTATCTTTGCTGATTCCTTGGCTAAGACATGATTAAATAAATCAAAGCCAAACTCTCCATTAAACTTGTGTAGTTTGATGTAGAAATATTGATGTATATATGTTGTTCCATCGCTATCCTTTACATCACTATCTTCTTTATCAAAAGCAACATCCGCAATCTCTCCAAACAACTGTCCTTCTGCATTTACAATTCCATTGATAGTTGGTTTTATATCATCAAAAGTAACCGTTCCTTGGTGAGGATTTCCTTTCTTATACAAGTTTACAAACTCATAATATCCACTACCACTAGGCAATTTATGGGTGTTATTCAAAGCATAATAGAAACGCTCTGCGCCTTTCGTGTTGCGATATATAGAAGGCATAAGTACCGATGATGGTGCAATCCAGACTCTATCAGTAACTATTACCTTTACTGCATTATCCTCAGTTCCGGTATAAACCTTGTTGAATCCGTATCTATCACCATCTTTTACAAATTGATAGTCGTATTCAATGCAATTCGCCTCGCCGATTCCGCTTACATTAATACCAGCATCACTATAAGGAATGTACTTGTCTCCATTCTTCCATTCGTATTCCGATTTTGACTCGTATGAGAACTCAACACCTCCACCAAAAGCAACATTCCAAACACTCGCGTCATAAAAACTCTTAATGCCATCACTATTGAACACCTTGCAATTGTAAGAAAAGTCAGCACCTATAGTTAATGTGAAATCTCCATTCTCTTCAAATGTGTATGTAGAAACATTTCCAAAGCTCATCCCTTCAGAGATAGTCACATACGTTTCTTCTCCTATTTTTCTCAGTTTTATGCTCCTACTGGCTTTACCAACGTTTGATATAAAGTCAGGTCTCGTAATGTAACTAAATAATTCAAAGCTAAAATTCAAGTTCGTCAAACCTATCTTCTGACCCTTAATCGCGCTGATTGGAATGTTAATCCAGAAACTACACGTAACCGTTGGGTTAGACTGACTATCTGCTTGTGATAAATTTTCTGGAATAGTAGAACTATGAATGTAAAATGCAGGTGGACTTACATCTACACTTCCATTGTAGCTTTTTCCTTCCTTGCTTTTATAAAGTACAAGGGTATCATTGTATCTTGAATCTTTGAGAAACTTTGACAACTCTACGCTGACTTTATCCTTGATGATATTCTCTGTATTGAATACTGCTTCACCAAACTCATCATCATTAGGATAGTAATATGGCAGGTTGTCGGACGAACCGTAACCTGTTATCATATCAACTATCTTATAGTTCGCATTCTCCTTTGATACAGATATAAGAGCATCACTACTACCATACTTAATAGGTGTATCGGTTAAGTCGTGCTGTACCTTGCCGACATGACAAACGTTGCCATCCCAGTAGTAATCAAGCTCAAAAGTTGTATTGATAAGCTGCAAGACATCAGTCAAGTATTGGTCTTCAAATGATACTTCCTTAACTTCATCTGTTCCATATCCTTCGTCAACAACAACGTAATATCCTTTGTATTCATCTGTAGGACGATACAATCCGCAATATGCCATTGAGCTATTAATGCGAGCTATAAACTCATAGATAGTTCCACCAAACGTAAACTTTGTCTGGTTTGAGCGGTATCGGTCTTTGTTCTGTGTATCAACATCATCAACGACAACATCAAAGAACAGAGTGTTATCAAGCAATTCTCTTCTAGATGTGAAAGTGATTTCGCTCTTCCACATTCTAGACGAATTATCCTTTGTAGAGTTTGGTGTATAGGACGCAAAGAATCTATCGCCATTGTACTCCACGAACTCTTCTTTCTTCCATTGCAAAGGCTCAGAAGAATATATTGTAGCAGTAAGGGTAGGAGCACCACCCATACGCTTTGCATCGTAGGTATATGATGATACAATAGCAGGGTTAGCTTCCGATGGGAATAAACCGATAATCTCATTATCAGTGTTCTCATCGTAAGTCAACTTCTGTATGTATAATGATTCAGCCTTCATATTTAATCTTTATTGTTGTCTGTATTCTTTGTATTTGCAGTAATCTCTGCCTGTTTTGCCGCACGTTCATCTGCCTCTTCTTGCTGAGTCTGCAATCTTACTTCCTCGTCAGGTGTAGAAATAGTATTCTTTTCAACACCAGTCTTAGTAGAAATCAAACCTGCACCGCTCAATGTACAAAGCATCTGATTCCATGCACCTTCATCGAATGGCTGCCAAGGCTTAAATGATGTGCTGATTCTCATCTGTCTAAACTCAGTAATTGCAGTAGGATTCTCGCCGCTTGCAACCAACTGCTTTGCCAATCCTTCCTTGAACAGTCTTGAATGTTTGCTGACGAAATTCTGCCACTCGATAGCTGCATTGTTAGCCTCCTCAATATCCAAAGAGCGTGTCATTTGAATTGCCAATCCGCTTATGTCACCACTAGACTTAATATCCTTCGGCAAGATAAATGTACATCCTATAGCAATCTGCAATTGGTCGAGAATTGACTGCATGAACTCAATCATGTTCTGTGGAGAAGGTGGAGTCTTAAACTCTGCGCTGCCATTTCCTTCAATGCTTGTATCATTCAGGATGATAGAACCAGCAATCTTCTTTGCGGTTTCATTGAGTTTGCCCTTGATGTAAAGGATTCCCCATCCGTGACGTTTCTGAATGACCGCAAACAGATTATAGATAATCTCGAATAGCTCGATAAGGTTTTGACCGTTATTCCAAGCAACATCACCACGTTTTGTGATAAGTGGACTTTCAGAGAATCCATGCTCCTCCTTGCTTTTCAAGCACCATCCTTTCAGTACTTCGTTTGTGTCAACGTTCTGAACGAATACATCTGTAAAATGATAATGATATGTCTTATCGTATGCGTCAATGTGTCTTACATTATCCTCAGTACGATAATACACGCAATCAAGAAGCGGTTCTCCGTTATCGTCTTTGTGCGTGATAATCTGATAGCCATCTTCATACGAGAACAATCGGCATTTCACTTCGTTATCCTCATTCATGTAAACGAGTAATCCCACATCACCATAACTCTGCTGAATACGTATAGCTTGCATTTCGATACCATCCTGATTCGTCTCATCCCAATGCCATTTGAAATCGGCAAAGTTCTTTTTGAGCTTGTCAGTCGGATTGCTGTCATGCAGTATGTGATTGCGCTTGTTACCACCTAAACAGAGAGATTTCTTGTCAACAATACGCTGTTGCATAGGAATGCCAAACTTCTTAAACTCAATCTCGCAATAACTTCCATCATCAAGCTTGCAGCATATAGAAGGTAAGTTTGTATCAAACAATACTCTATGAGAATAAGGGTCTAATTCCTTTGCAAAACGCTCTTGGCTAACAACTATCTTGCTGATATTCGGAAGTTGTGCCTCTTTGCGGAAGTTTGTCTTAATATCCGAACCATCAGAAGAATCGTTAATAGTAATAGAGCGCGAACCCCTCAAAAACGGCTTTTTCAGAAGCAGTTTCTGCGGATTCTCCAAAAAATCATTAATTATATCTTGTCTCTTTCTACTCATCGTTATTGTCGTTTAATGATGGTTCAACATCGTTGTTACTTTGTGAATCGTTATTCTCTTGTGGGTCAATCAAACCGAAGTGTCTGCAACAAGCCTTTCTTGAAGGCCAGTAGTTACATTCTCTATTGGTAGTAGGGCAAACAATATCATGCTTACTTGGTACTACAATGATTCGTTTCTGCTTCTGTGACTCTTCCATTTCGAATTTGTCATTCAGCTTTACACGTATATCAGTCTGCATCTTCAATGCATCTTTCGGTTCAAGATTTCCGTCGCTAAGAGCTTGGTCTATCTTGTCAAGCATTTTGAGAAGCTCGTTTTTGTTCTCTTCTTTGGTAATAGCGTTGTTATTAACATTGCCGATACCGAAAGGTTCTAGAACGTCCAGCAGTTTCTTGAATCGTGGAGTTTCGTAGAATTTCGCTGCATCCTTTTCACTCTTACGATAAGCAAGACGATATGCCAAAGTCTTATCTTCCAATGCGTCACAGAGGATAGCAAACGCAATGTCTTTCTCATCGCATTTATCCCAGTCAATCCGCACGGATTCAAGAATCATTTTTATATTTTCTTTTTTCAGCATATATTCTAAAATTAATAGTACAACGTATCATCATAAATGCTCTGAGCATTAGGATTTTTCTCTTCAACTTCTTGTGCTGCGAGTCTGAACCCTTCTTGTAGCTCGCTACCATACTCCATATTCAAACATGGGTACATTCTCATTGCGCAAGGGTCGAGCAAATCCATAGAACGGTCTTTTCCAAGATTTCGGTTCATTTCCTTCTTGCTCTGCAACTTCTTCTTTCCACTCTGCATCTTATCAAAGCGAACTACCGCGCATTCTTCCATGAACTCATTCTGTATGGAAACTCTGTATTTGAGGTTTTGATGCGTATAAACCGCATTCGCAACCTTATCAGAGAATGTAAGCTGTCCTCGCTTAATCATGTAGCTCAGTCGCAAGTAACATAGGTCTTTTATTGTCATAGCAGACAAATAATAAATTCCCATTGCCTTTGCTGCTGATATATAAGGAATAGCATCGGGTATATAGTCATTGAAATACCTACCTGCCGTAGCATCATAGATAATATGGCTTTCTGCCACTCCCTCACTCGCCGCGAATAATCTAGCTCTTTCCGCATTAATTCGCGGTGTTGAATGCATAACGATTTCGTAATTGACAACGTGGAATCCATTCCACGACAACATCAGAGTATTATCCTTTCCGTAATCTGCCAAGTCGATTGTTATCCACTTGTCACCATTTACGGCTGGGTCTTTTACGAAGCAATCTCTTGCCGCTTGGCTTGGAATCGGAATATCCTCTTCTTCTTCGGGGTCAACATTGAAGTTACCCTCCATAAGAGCTTGTGCCATTCTACCGCCCGATGCCGCTACAGAACCTAAATAGCCAGAGTTGTTTTCAAGCATTTTCTTGTTTGAACCAAGTTTACCTTGATAGAAAACAAAACTCTTAATCATTACTTCATATCCAAAGTTGCCGCCAATGGTTTTAAGCTTTCTGTCTATATCTATCTTACATTTTTCATAGACTTCTCGCTTAGACATTCCCCAAACAACATCCTTAACAGTCGGTCCTGCACAATAGAAGTATCTGACTACACCATCACGCTCTGGGATGATAAAACCATCTGAGCCAATATACCAATCAAGAAATATTCTCGTCCAGTGGCTACGCTTCGGGTTAAGTGTTGCAAAAAACTTACCTGTAAACGTCTTGCTCTGACCTCTGTTTCGAGTCATGACGTATGAGAAAACTTCCCAAGTCATCTCCGTCAACTCGTCAATCGCAATCAAATCGTACTCCCATCCTTTCGCGCGCTCTCTCAACTTATCCATATTGGAATCGTCAAGATACGTCAAATCGACAAACGTTCCATTCGGAAATGTAACGCGCGGATTCTCGCTCTCTCTGATTTTTACGAAATCAGCTCCGAATATCTGTTTGAACTTCTCTACGAATCCTCCACCTGCTTTTTGATTACCAAGTGAACGGCGTGAAATCATTGCGCGAAAATCTGGGTCAGTCATTAACGGCTCTGCCATCGCAAGTACAAGACCATACGAGTTGTGGGTTGTAATGTAATCATCCGTGATATACAAATGCTTTTCGTCATCAACCAAAATACACTGGCACTCGGCTCTTCTTACCTTTTTGATAGACACAATCCGTGAATGGTCGTTACTTCGAGCATACTTTCTTGTTTTGTTCCGCTCATTATTGTATCTAGCCTTATGCTTCTCGCTTGTGAATATAATATCGTCGGTGCGTATCACTATTTTATAAGCCACACCTTTTGTATATTTCCACTCACGCCCATCAATGCTCACCGTACAAGAGTAACCAAGGCTGCGACATAACTCAATAAATGTATCTTTTAACCTTTCGCTAGTCGTACAAAAACTATAACTATTATCGTAAGGTTCTACATTTCCATCGGTATCAAATAACCCTGCGAGCAATTGCTTTCTTTGTTCAATACTAGAGTGTAGATATTCTTCAGGGATAAACTTATTGTAGGAATAATCCAACAAACATTTTTCTCTTAAATATTCCTTATACTCCTTATAGTGTGGTGTATAGAATAATTTAGTAAAGCAGCTTGGTTGCTCGTACACTCTTGTCGTGTCGGTCAATTTTGCTACCTTATTTATTATATCCCATTCTGTATTGGAAATTTTAAAACCTTTCTCGTTACGCCAAATAGTTAAGCATCCATCACCGAGCATAACACCTAATACGTATGGCGGTATTGGCAGTTCTTTTTCACCAAATTCTATAGCTTTGTTGTTTGGAATGAAATACTTCTTTCCTTGCGACAAACCATCAATAAGGTCTTTTGTCTGCAAAGTCATAGTCCATCCCCATTCCTTGTTATGGGAACGATACTTATGCACTTGCTTTGGAGTTCGTACCGTCCATAGATGTTCAAGACCGCATTCACACTTTCGCCCATCTAACGTTGTAAGCTCGTACACATCTTTCACGCCTTGTGGAAATACAGCAATCACGGTGGCAATTCCATCAAATGGAGTCATCACATTAGAACCAACTTGCATATCGCCCATAGTCTGCCATCCCGATGGTGTGAGTATCTTGGAATCAAGCGGCTGTAGCTTGCCCCCTCCAAGATTTCCACCACCGAAAACCACATCGACATTACTACTTGCAAAGGACATTTGAAAGCCCTCTTGTGGTCTGATTTCTATATCTTTATTCGTGTTCATGCTGCAAAGATACCTAATTTATAATATATAATAGAGTGAAATTAATTCTATATTGGTTACGTAACAAATAGAGTTCCTAAAAACCTAAAAATCACCACATTATTTAATTATCTTTGCAGCAGAATTTTAAAAATTAGTAATATGAAGTTTACAAAACAACAACTTTTAGACACCCTAAAAGCAAAGCTCACTGCAAACGGAAAACACCTTTCCATCAGTGAAAAGACAATCAAGAGTTTGAGTGATTCCCACTTTGACCTCTTAGTTGGTGAAGATACAGAGTTAGATGATTTGGTGAAGAAGATTTTGCCGCAGTATGTTTCCCTTAACGGCAACTACGAGAAGGACAATGCCGACTTCATCAAGAAATGGAACGATGAGCATCCCGACATTAAGCCAAATCCAAAGGACGATAACAAAGAGCCTTCGGCTGTAGAAAAGAAGCTTTTGGAACGCTTGGAAGCTCTAGAGAAGAAGGATGCAGAGCACGAAGCCTCTAAGCTTGTATCACAGAAACGTAGTGAACTTCTCGCCAAGTTCAAGGAGAAAGGTATCAACGATAGTAAGTGGATTGACAAGTACATGAGCAAGTTGAACCTCACCAAGGATTCTGACATCGAACAGGAATTTACGGATGCAGAGGAGTTCTACAATCTCTCTCATTCGAAGCCAAACAACAACACTCCAGGTAGTGCTGGCGGTGGTGACAACGATAAGGCTGACGATTTCTCTGATGTTGTGGGTATCGTGAACCCTGACGCAGGCGAATAACATTATTCATTCACTATTAAACAAATTTACAAATTATGGCAGCAGCAGATGATTTCTATTTGAAGCATGGATATGGCGGTCACTTTGGCGGTCGTACACTCATCCAAGCACATGGTAAGATTGGCGGTCATAGAAGCGTTTTCATTAACCTCGTAAGCGGCAACAAGGACGCATTCGTTTACCCTCCTTTTGGTGGTGTTATCACAAATCCGTTCAAGGGTCGCGCTAAGGCTTACGCAGGTGATTTTTGCGAGTATGACCCAGACACTTACGGCAAGAATGGCGGTCAGACCGTCAAGATTTTGAAGTATTACGAGTTGGCAAAGGATGTCACAGCAGAAGACTTGACAATCTATCTTGTTGATGATGGCTATCATCACATTCCTTTTATCGGTGATAACATTATGGTCGCTCCATCAACTCTTACTGGTACTGGTACTGGTCTTACAGTTACAGGCGTAACCAAAGGCACAGAAGGTGGTGCAAACGTATTTATCGTAACTCTCGGTACAGCTTTTGGCGCAACCGCAAAGAAGGGCGATATTCTCGTTGAGGCAGCAAAGGCAGGTGCGAAGACTACCGCAATGGTTACTAATCCTAACACTTACTTCGACAAAGACAACGACTTCTTCTATGACCCTAACTTGTCAACCAATGTTGAGGATGGCGAGGGTGCTCAGTACTCTTACACTCCAGCATTGATTAAGGATTCAAGAGTAATCTTGAACTTGGCAAAGTGCAACAAGCTTCCACCAGCCGTACTTGCGATGAACACAAGAACAGAGAACGGATGGTTCGGATTCTAACCGCTCCAATTCAATAGGATAACAATATGATAACATATCATTAATTTAAGTATTCAGGATATGCAGCAATTTGATTTTAACAATTCGAGATACGCCAAGTTGTTCTCTTCTAAGGATAACATCAACTTTCTGAGAACCTTCTTGAACACCAAGGGGTTGCTCTATACCAACTATGGATGGTATCTCACACAAGGTCGTAGAGCTTCTATGCCTACACCTACAGACTACGATGGCGTGGCTTCATTCAGCATCAAGTCTCGCAAGGCAGAGGCAGCTCCTTTGATGCACCTTCGCGCTCCACTTGGCGATGCTCCAGAAATGGACAACGAGGGCTTGGAGATGTACACAGGTACAATTCCAGACTTCATCGGTTACAAGTGGTCTGAAAACGCAAGACAACGCGAGTATAAGGAAAAACTCTTTGAGCAGTTCGGAAACGATGCAGACCTTATGGCTGCTTGGGTGCGCGATGTTGTTCAGGTAGGTAAGAACTCAGCAGAGGCAACACTCTCTAACTTGACAGCACAGATTATGACAACTGCAAAGATGAGTTGGAAGGGCAAGGGTGAAGGTTTGCAGCAGTTCTTGCAGAAGGTTGAGCCATTCCCAACAGAGAACCGCAAGAAAGCTGGTGCAAAAACTTGGACTGACCCAGACTGCAACCTTATCTCACAGATGAGAAAGATTGAAGACGATTATCGCGATGAGCGTGGCGGTACTGAGATTTCTCTCGTATGGAAGATGACTCGCAAGATGTACCGCGATGTATTCTTGCAGAACAAGGAAGTTAAGGAGTTGTACATCAACTGGTGCAAGGCTCACGACCGCGCATATACTGCTAACATGCAGATTTTGGACGAAGACTTCAAGAAATCACTTTCAGACATGACAGGTCTTTCACCTATCGAGATTGTCGTTGAGAAGGAGCGCAACAAGACTGTTATAACTGACACATTCGTGCAAGGTTGGGATGATAAGATTGTTGTACTTTGCCCTACCGGTGATAGCGTTGAGTTCAAGTGGACTCCTATCTACGACCAGACACTTCAACAGAAGTATGGCGCAAAGAACATTGATGTTTCTTGGGCTTCAATCGCTGACGGACTCGTTACCGTAGGAAACTACGCAATGGATAACGGTCAGTTCCGCGAATGGCAGACTAAGGTCATGATGTCGGCTTGCCCTGCACTTCTCGACTTTATGAACCACGTAATCATTGATACCTCAACAGCAGGTAGTTAATGGTAGTCCACTCACAATATACGATAACATTTAATTCATTTATCTCTCAATGGCAGCATCGAAGTTTGATATATTGGACTATTTGAGCGGCATGACTAACTTTGTCTTTGACAAGTCGGCATTAAACAATGTCGCTTTGGATTGCGGCGTTTCTGATGTTGAGTCTTATTTGGACTTGACAGAAGAACAGAAAGACATATGTAAGATTGCACTCTTGGAAAAGATTGTATTCGGTGTCTATCAGACAGCATCGACCACAAATCAACATGGCGCATATACTCTTACGGTAGGTGCTCAGACCATTACATCGGCTGCATTGCTGAGTATCAAATCAGAACTCAAAAGACTTTACAAGAAGTATGGAGAGGATGAAAAACTTGAAGCTCTCAATGAAACCGATGGAGAGGTTAAATGGATTAAAGAAACAGATTGGTAAGCTATGTACACTGACAGAAATGCTTTGGATGAATATGCCTATCATGGCGTGTTCTACCGCTCGGAACAAAAACCGAAAGAAGATGGAGACCTTATCGGAAGCGATGGGGATATGTTAGGTGATACTGATACTAGCTCAGACGAAACAGAAAATGTAGAAACTATCATTTTTGAAACTGATTGCGATATTCAGGAAACAAACAAACTCTTTAATTCGGGTGTTGTTACGCTAGGATATACAATCTATTTTCCGATGCCAACGAAAGAAGGAGAAGACGGAAAAGATGAAGAATATATTCCAGAATGTTTAAATGCTGGCATTCGTTTCCGTGGAAAAATGTACGGAATGGACGTTGACGGAATGGTTATCGGCGTTTATCCGACACAGATGCACGGATGTGTAGCTTACATCAAGGGTACTGATATTTAGTTTTTTCATCATAAGGTAAAATGTATTTATGATAACAAGGTATGGCACAGAGGATTAATCGCAGATTGTCTCGAATTGAGAATTTCTTTTCGATGCTTCTTACTAAGGGAAAAATCTCAGACAACATATTTGTCGGAGAATTACCACCTACAACTAGTAAGAACTGGGATGATTTTGTCAATGTGGACGTTGGTCAGCAAAGAGATTATGGCGGTTATTCCTCTGGCTATGCTAACATTTATCTCTATGCAAGACCAAAGGGAACTCCACTTAGAAAGAATGTAAAGTTACTGGATAAGATGGAAGGAATCCTTGACGATGTGATTAAACACTCTAATAATAAGGACTATACAATTCAAGTTCTTTACCGTGATAGCGGATATGATTCAAACCGCCAGTTCCATTTTCAGATGATTTCTGTTTCAGTTATCGCAAGATAAATATATAAAATCTATTAAATGTAACATTTAAAACTCATTATATTATGGCGAAAAAGGTTATAAATACTGGTGCGGGAGCTGTCAAGTTCATCAAGCCAGATTATATTGTTGCCACATTGTTCGATGGCACAGAGAGTGACGAATCTGCTCCAAAGGGTGATTCTTACATTCTTGAGGATGTTATTGAGGACACGACATCTATTTCACAAGATGATAACGATACCACCGATATTGAGTGTGAGACTTCTGACTCTCCTATCATTTCCATTATTAAGCTTGGTAAGTGGCAGTTTGCAGCAGAGATTGGAGATACGCAGAAGGAACTTTTGACTGCATTGTGTGACTTTACAGACGATGCAACAGGAAAGAAGACTCTTGCACCTTCTATTTACAAATCAAAGTATGCAAAGATTGATGTTGTACAGGTTCAACCTAATGGAACCACAATGGAGGCTTACGTTCTTCCAAAGGTTCAGCTCAATTCTAAGTTGACTATTGAGTCTCTCAATTCAAACTTGGCTCGTATTGCATTGGCTGGTACTGCCAAGGATATTTCGCTTACCGTTAATTCTAAGACAGTTCGCACACCATTCTATGTCGACCACAACTATTCATTGCCAACTTCTGGTGAATAATGTAGGTTCTTCAACAATTCTCGACTATATACAAGGGGCGGCGGCTTTAATGCTGTCCGCTCCTTTTTAAGTTTTATCATTTATGGCTGAAACATTATACCAAAAAGCATTAAAGCTTATTACGAAGGAATTAGACAAGGATGCAAAGAATGTGTTAAGAGAATGTATTCAAGAGATTACGTACACACATCGAACATACAACCTCTATGATTCTTACGGATATGGCATTTATGTCGAAGGCAAGCTTGAGAAGATAGGTTACTTATCGTCCTCACCAAAAGCATCCAAAGGCAAGAATTGGTATGGAGAAGAAATTAAAGGTCGTGAGGCGATAAACGAATATCTCAAAAACGATTATTCCCCTAATGGAGTAATTGATTTGGCTGTTGTTGCAACTATGCCCTATGCTAAGATATTGGAAGATGGCGGTGGCAATCTGAAACAATCTTACAGAGTCATTTCGATGTCGTTTCAAAAGCTACAAAACCTATCCAAGAAGTATAATGGAACAGTAAGTGTGATTAGAAAGTAATTCATATATATGGGAAAAGTATATAGAGCACAAAAAGACCCGAATAAGGCTAAGAAACAAGCTATAGAAGACGAGAATAAGGTGTTACCTAGTTCTCCTTTGTCTGATGCTGCAATGGAACGTCTGGCGCAAATTATGAATGATTCTCCTACAATTGTAAAACTACAAGGTACAGAGTGGGAGATAAGAGCATTGAAACCAGGCACTCAATGGATGATTGCAGAGGAAGCTTGCAAGATAGTCAAGGGCGAAAACTTATCAATGGGTGACGTTATCAAGGAGTTTGCCATCAACATTCCATCGGTGGCAAGAGTAATCACACTATCCTTGCTCAATGACAAGAAACGCATTGATTCTGAGGAATACCAACAAGTTTACGACCAGTTGCTTTGGGGAGACTATGACATCAAGGATTGGGCAACATTACTCGTTGAAATTCTCAATTTGCTAGATGTGGATTTTTTCTTCGCGAGTACCAATGTGATTCAGACCGTCCGCAATCAAGCTCTGATGAGGAAGAAACAAGCAACCGAATTATCCCATCACGAACAGAATACGGACAAATGATAGATTTCTTACGTGCCAACACATGGTGCTCGCAAGAAGAATATAAGTGGAGAATGACCGTTCCGCAGATTCGCCTTGCGTCTATGGATTTTACTCATTTAGAGAAGATTTCGTCAGACAAAGACAAAAATCAGAAGAACGACAAATTAAAGAATGCAAAGATAATCAATGGTGCAGAGGATTTACGAAATCTCAATGACCTTGGAATACCTATTTTATAAACTCTTAAACTTTTGAATTATGGCAGATTCAGCATTAGGCAGTGCTCTTATTATACCAGAGTCTGCATTGAAGAAAATCAAAGAGGCTGATGATAAGTTGCAGAAGTTACAAGATACGGCTAAAAATACCGCGTCTAGTGTAACACAATCTTTCAAGGATATGTCTGTTGGTACTAAGCCGTTCCTTAATTCTTTAGACCAAGTTATAGCAAAACTCGCAACAATCAACGCATCTGCTTCAAATGCAAGCAGTGGTATCTCAAACGTAGGTGCGAGTGCAGGTAACATGAACAATAACATTACGTCAGCAGCACAGAACATTCAAAATATGGTAGCACAGCTATCTAAGATGAATGGTTCTGGCACTAGTGGTATTATGCAAGCGGCACTTGCATTTCAGAGATTACAGGAATCAGCAAAGGGTGCTAGCGGTATGAATATTGCTGAGTTAAAGCAAGAAATTGGTTCTATTGAAAGTATGTTGCGAGATACAACACAAAATCTCACCAAGGCAGACCAAGATGCACTTATTAAGCGAAAGAAGGCATTACAGGATGAGTTGAGATACCAGCAGCAGATGTATAATGAACGTGCTGTTGCTTTTCAGAAGGCTCTCGATAAGATGGTGAGTGCGGAGCAATCATACAACAACAAACAGAGAAAAGCATACGCTGATAGGGCAAAAGACTATCAGACAAGAAACAATAAGACAAATACCACCTATCAAGGTGCGCTCGATTTCTCTGCTACTGCAAATACGCTAAACCGCCAAGTACGCGCTATAGAATATCTGAAAGAGGCTCGTATGAAGTTGTCTCAAACCGATGCTGATTATAAGCGAAAATTGGATATTCTCAATGCTGCCATTGAGCAACATAACAAAAACTTAAAAGAGGCTGGTGTTAATTCTCGCGCGTTGACAGAACAAACATCATATATGGCTGGATATATGTCACGTTGGGCACAGCGTATGGCATTTGCATTCTCAGTGGGTTCTGTCAAGAATTTTGTCGAGCAGATTGCATCAGTCAGAGGTCAGTTTGAACTTTCAGAGCGTTCACTCGAAGCTATCTTGCAGAACAAGCCAAAGGCAGACGAGATTTTCAACAAAACAGTAGAACTTGCCGTTAAATCACCTTTCCGTATCAAGGACTTGGTGGATTACACACGACAACTTTCCGCTTACCGAATTGAGTCTGATAAACTTTATGATACAACCAAGCGACTTGCCGATGTTTCAGCAGGTCTTGGCGTTGATATGGGAAGACTTATCCTTGCATACGGACAAGTCAAGGCTGCTGCATACCTTCGCGGTTCTGAGGTTCGTCAGTTTACTGAGGCTGGTATCAATATGTATGGTGAGTTGCAACAATACTTCAAGGAAGTTAAGGGAGAAGCGTACACGACTGCACAGATTGTTGATATGATTTCCAAGCGCAAGGTTACATTTGAGGATGTTGAGGCAATATTCCAACGCATTACCGATAAGGGTGGAACATTCTACAATATGCAAGAGATACAGGCTGAAACTCTCCAAGGTAAGATTTCCAACTTGAAGGATGCTTTCGATGTGATGCTCAATGATATTGGCAAGGCTAACGATGGCTTGTTTAAGGGAATGATTTCTACCGCAACAGAATTACTAAAGCATTGGGAGGCTATAAAGAATGTAGGTATCGCCCTTGCTTCCGTATTGTCGATTATGTATCTCCAATCGGTAAAGACTGGCGTTGCTTTCAGTGCGATGTTTACTTCAAATGTGGCTGCAAACGCAACAAAGAATTTAACAACTTGGAAACTGCTTACTAGCGGTATAAAGTCTGCTGGTGCTGCTGCATTGACTTTTGGCAAAAACCTTAAATATGCTCTTGCGTCAAACATTTACACTATTGCTATTGCGGCAGTTTTTTCTGCTTTATATAAATTGTATTCTTTATACTCTGATTATAATGAGCAGATTGAAAAAATAAATGCGGAACACGTAAAGGAAAAAGCAGAAGTCTTTGACCTCGCAAGGCAATACGCTGAACTTGGAAATGCTATTGATGGTGCAAACAACAAAGAACAAAGTTATTCAAGAAATGATGCAATCGAGAAAAAGCGCGCAATTATTGAAAAGCTCATTAAATCTCTAAACGATAAGGGCTTTGATATAAAATTAAACGTTTTAGGTCTTAACGAAGCTGAACTTGATAAAACGTTCAGAAACCTGCAAGTTAAACTACTGCAATTCCAAGACTTGGTTGTAAAGGCAAGAAGAAAAATTGCCGAAAACCCTGATGGATTTATTTCTGACGGAATAACGAAAGATGCAAATCAGTACAATGATGCAATCGACGAAATGCTTTCCAATACAGAAAAGATAGACCAAGCTGTAAACATATTAAAGATAAATTATCAGTCTTTAAATGGTACGGCAAAGGAATACCTTCATTCTGTTAAGCAAAACAAAGAAGACTATGCGGATGAACTTGAATATTACAAAGCTATGCAAGAGGCAATCCGCAAAGTAATACTATTATCAGGAGAAGGCAGTGGTATTTGGGAACAGCTTGTTCCATTGCAAAAATTATACAGCGGTCTCTTTGCTGATATTACAAGTAAAGCAGAAGAGTTTGATAAAGAGCTTGAAACTTCGCTTGGATATCTTAATAGAATTGCCGACAAGAAAACCGTAGAACTCATTCTTGATACTGTAGCAGCAGAGGAAGGATGGAATAGTTGGTCTAAAAAACACGCGAAGGAGTATTTTAAAGTTACAGCAAGACTTGATACAACACAAGCGAAGAATGATATTGCGTCCATTAAGGCACAGATGGATAAGGCGTTTGCTAATAACACTTATCATATCACCTTTACTTACGACCCTATCAAACTAGACCCTAAAAGCGCATACGGAGAGTTTGATGCAGAGGCACAAGAACAACTTAAAAAGCTGCAAGAACTTGTGACTAAGCGACACAATCTCAAAGGTGGCACAATGAAGTTGGCTGGGTATAATGAGGCTGCAACCACAAGGGAGATAAACGACCTATACAAGGATATTTCTCAGTTGGGGCAAGGTTACAAGGAAGCTGCCGACCGTATTATGGGGTACAATAAAATCAGAAAAAATACCACTAAACACGATAGGGTACAGCGTGATATTATCAACGAGCGCATTTCTCTGTTGAAGGATATGAGTTCTGAATATCAGAAACTCATTAAATACGAAGGCGAAGAGCAAGCCACAGCCGATGTTCGTAAGCACTTTGCGTTGGCGGCAAAGAATGTTGGTATGAATATAAACAACTTTATCCCAGACCGCCAGACTATTGCAAAGAAGATAGAATATCTTGCAAGCCTATATAAGGAACTCGGAAAGCGTGGCAGCGCATTACGCAACGCTACCGAAATCCGTCTTGATATTGATGAGGAGTATTTCAAGCAACAACTTGACGATGCGAAGAACAATGCGCAAGAAGCATTCTCACAGCTCGATTTGTTTAAGAAACTCAAAGGCGAAGGTCTTTCTGATAGCATCATCAAAAGCATGTTCGGTGACTTAACCTCTTCATTCGATGATGTGCGAAAGTCTATTACAGATGATTTCGAGGCAAAATGGGGTAAAGACCAAAATAAGTGGGGTGATGATGTTGCAAAGGAATACGCGTCACAAATGCAGAAACTTGATAAGGAAGTCTATCAAGACCAAATTAATCAAGCACAAGAGCTGATTAAGGCATACAAGCAGCAACTTTCCGACCAGTTACAGTTGGATAAGTGGTACATTGAGGAAAAGCAGAAAATCCAAAGCAATGCGAATATATCCAAGAACAAAGATTTGCAGAAGCAGCTTCAAGATAACCTTGATAAGCAATATGCTTCAAAGACAGATACTAATTCTTGGAAAGATTTTCAGAATAGCGATATGTATATTTCTATCTTTGAGAATCTAGACCACACATCAAACCGCGTGCTTACTGCAATGAAAGCGAGACTTGAAGGATTACGTTCTTCGATGAAAAATCTCACTCCAGAGCAATTAAAACAGATAGTTGAGCAGATTAATAAGATAGATGCTTTACTTGTTGAGAGAAATCCTTATAGTAACATTGGCAAGAATTTCAAGGAATACCTGAAATTTGCCAAGCAGCGCAAAAAGCTAGAGGAAGAGTATATTGATGCTACCCAAAAAGAGCAGATATTGAAAAACGACCAAAGCAATGCGAATAAGGATGTCAAAAATGCAGAGATTGCTTACAATAATGCAGTAATAAAATATGGTGTTGCTTCAAAAGAAGCCATTCAGGCAAGAATCCTTTGGGATATTGACAAGGAAAGACTTCGTGTAATAACAGACCAGCTTGTAGCGCAAGGAAAGATAACAGAAAAGCAAGCAGAGCAGATACGAAACGGACAGAAGTTGCAGAAGACTTTACAACAGCAAGTTCAGAATATCGGGCAAAACTTCTCTGATGCAGCTAGTTCCGTTACAGAACTTTTTAGCGCATTGAATGACTGGGGTGCTAACATCGAAATGTCTGACGATTTATCAGAGGTTGTAGATGGAATCAGTAAGATTGGTTCTTCTCTTGAAGGTATTGATATTACTAGACCATTCTCTGTTGTCAAAGGTACGATAGGTGTTATCGGAGGCATCGGAAAAACTCTTGGCGGCATCTTCGGATGGGGAACAAAAGATAAAAAACTGCAAAAGCAGATTGAAAATCACCAAAAGGCGATTGAAAAACTGCGAGAGAGATACAGCGAACTCAAAGATGCTATGGATAATGCTTTTGATATTGAACGTTTGGCACAATACAATGATGAGATGGTTAAGAATCTCAAAACTCAGAATGCCAACCTTGAATCAATGATAAAAGCAGAGCAGGACAAGAAGAAGACCGATAATGATAAGATTGAAGAGTACCGCAAACAAATCGAAGCCAACAACAAGGCTATCGAGAAGGCAGAACAAAGTCTTACAGAACAACTTGGCGGATTCGGGACAAAGGCTAACTATAAGTCGGCAGCAGAGGAGTTTGCAAAGACTTGGGTTGATGCTTACAACGAAGGAAGCGATGCTCTCGAAGCACTTAATGATAAATTCGATGAGTATATACAGAACCTCATAGTTAAGCAAGCTACACAACGTATTGTTGGTAAGATGCTAGAGCCGTTGTTTAAAAAGATTGACAATGCGGTCGAACAAGGAAGCGATGGTGGAAATAATGGATTGAATTTGGTTAAAGCTGAATTGGATAATATTATGACAACCGGTAAGGATAAACTGAAAGGTGTTTCTGATATGTTGAAATCATTCGTTGATGGATTAGGATATAAACCAAAAGGCAGTTCAAATATCTCTGCTTTGCAGCAAGGTATTCAGTCTGTTACAGAATCAACCGCACAGGCGTTGGAATCGATACTCAATTCTCTCAGGTTTTATGTAGCTACTCAACAAGCAGACATTCGTATCATCCGCGACACTCTGTTAGAGAAGCTCGGCAATAGTATCAGCGCGATAACACAAGATACATCAAGCAGTCCTGTACTCATTGAGTTGAGATTGCAGACAACAATACTTACTGATATTCGCGACACTCTGACCAGCTGTGTAAAGGGCGGTCACAAGCAAGGAAGAAATGGTATCAAGGTGTTTATGAATTAGTTTTCAGTGTTCTATATATAAAATTAGGGCAAGCTCGGTTTCACAACTGAACTTGCCCTTTTTAATCAACATAAATCTAACTAAACCTTAACTAATATAAAAAGTAAAATTACATTTTATGACTGTGTGTACCGCCGTACACTCTGTAAACAAGAAAATAATATAAATATTTTTACCAAACTTTGCTATTTAAATGAGCCGTAAGACGTTATTTCTGCTCGTCCTTACAACTATTCCACTCTGATGTGTAAACGTGCCCTAACGTCATATTTACGTCATCGTAGCCAATGATTTTAACATCATTATCCTCTCCGTACTCTACAAGGTCACATTTTCCTTTGCATTCGATGCGAACTTCACTCTTTCCGCACACATATATGCGAGTAACCATATTCTCAGGAACTTCAATTTCCAAATCCTTGCAGTATGCGACAAGAATAATCGTAGAGCGCGCCTTGATAACTCCATGAGCACCTATATACATTTCGCTAGTATATCCGTGCTCGTTACATTGGTAGAATCCATTGGCAAACTCACCAAACTCTTTCAAAAGGTACTCTTTTGACAATCCCCATCCGAAAGCAATAGAATCAGCCATAAACTCAATTCCGTTTGAATCAAGAGCCATATTTACCAATTCTCGCTTACTCGCGGCAGAATCCCATTTCCCTTTATATTCTCCGCACAATCCCAATCTTAGGGCATTGCGCTTCAACGTCAATAATTCATTGCTATTCCCCATACCATTCTCTCAATCTATCGTTAATTAAAGTGTTCACATACGCATAGGTTTTATCGTACCCGACAAGCTCGTGGCACTTGCGGACACATCGCATAGCAGATTTCTCATTGATGTCCGCGCGCTGTGCGATAACGGCATAGGAAAAACCATACCGATTGTGAAGAACGTCAAGAACAAAGTTTCTTGCTACCGCTCTCGCAAAAGGAATATTAGTGTTGCCGACATATAAATCATCTGCATTCACTCCTTCCTTTTCCTCAGTACTCATAGCCGTGTTCACTTGTTCGCAAACCATCCGCTCTACCTTATCCATTGTATCATTACCTAAGTATATCATAGCCGTTATATCTTATTTTTATCTTTATAAACGTAACCTACCGTATCACAAGGGTATTTATCATCTGGTGACAATACACCTGCATCTTCCATCTTTTGTCTGAAATCCACAGAAACCATAGGAACTAACTTGTGTAATCTAGAACCATCGGCGGCAGCCCAAATCGGCTTTAGATACTGAACAGGATTCTTAACCTTTACACCATCCCATTTGATTCCGTTCTGAATGAATGGTATAAAGATACCGTCTCGTTTCACTCCGTTAGCATCACACATCCTTACAATCCTGTAATCTCGGAATAGTCCGTATTTCAGTTCTATATACCATTCATTATACATAAGCTATTCCTTTCCTTGATTAAGAGCCTCGGCTGCTTGCTCTGCCAATATTGCTTTCTGACCGTGCTCAAAGTTCTTCTTCAAGTCTTCCTCTGTCTCTTCGGAAACTGGAGTGTTCATTACAGTTTCCAACTCTTTCTGCATACGACCGATGTAATCAAGTTTTTCTTTTGCGAACTTTGCAGCATCATCTGCATCTGTGAACGCTGTAATCGGATGAGTAATGTTGGCTTCTGTAATGATAACCATACTATCAAGCATATCCTGATAAGTAACATCTGTCTCAGGGAAAATATCATTTTCTTTCCCCTTTACTTCTTTCTTCATCGCGACAAGATTTTCAAGCCACGCGAATGTTGTAGTGGTAAGCGCGTGCCCTTCCATATCAACACCTCCCCAACGCTTAAAACGTGCTTCAAATCCAATATGTGTGTGGAAAATAGCACAATCCTTCAAAATTACGATGAAGAAATGACCGAAGTCGGTAACGCTTTCAACATCTTTTCTGTTGATTCCGACAACAACTTTAAGCAAACCTGCATTGTTGTCAACAGTCTTCTTTTTTGCAATTCTAGCCATAACTATATATTTATTTTTGTTCTACAATCGTTTTGTACTCGAAACCTGTGCAAGATGGATTCTCCTCAGAAGTAAACCTAATCTCATTAGGGTCATTGCAAACCCCATCCTTGAAGAAGAAACAATCCTTGCACGTATATACCAGCGGAATAATGTCTCCGCAAGCATCATCGTCAGGATTTGTGTATGTATATAAGTCTTTGCCCAAGCAATATGGGAACTCAGAATCTTCATCATTCAACAATACGCAATCCTTACAAGTGTATTTAGTCTGTGCCATGCTCCAATAATTTTATTTCGTCTTGGATATAAAACACCGCCTTACGCAAGTCCTCAATGCGCTTCTCGGTCTTTGTTTTGTTGCCATCCACCTTATCCTTGCGCAAGAGATACTTGATAGCGTTCCCTGTATTGAAGTCAAGATGTCTGCAAATATCCAAAGGCTCAACACCGCACAAATCATTCAACCACGCATAATGGGATGGATGAGATACTTGCTCCGTCTTTTTGTTTGCAGATTCGTTTGCGAAGACGGAAACCTTCGCTAATTTATCCGCATCCACACCAATGGATTCATTTCTTTTAGTACATGATATTACACACACTCCATCAGCCATATCAATGACTTCAATGGCAAATGAGTCATATATATTGTTAGGGTCTATAATCTCGATAAACACAGAACTAGTAATATCTTCCAAATCTACCTTCCTAATCTGCAAGATAGAGCCAATCTTAATATCTTCAATCTTAATCATAAGCTATTTCCTTCTATATTAAACACCATAACAAAACCAAAGTAAACCAGCAACTTTCATCTCTTTTTCAGAAAGCAATTCAAAACAATCAAGGTTATAATCCTTACTGACACAAACCCTAATTGGAGGTGCAAATTGTTTTTGTTTCACAGCGATTGTATATAATGATTCATTGGGGAAAACTGAATTTACATCCTCAACAACCGCGCACATAACCCTGCCATCTTTTCTTACTTCCGCATAACTTTCTATTTTCTGCTTTAGCTTTCCATCGGAATTATTTAGAAAAAACTCTTTTGGCGCAAGAAAAATGTCACCAAGTTTTAATTTCTCGTTTTTATCCATAAGCTATTTCTCTGTTAAACGTTTGTAATACTCCTTACACTTTTTGTAAGCATCCGATTCCGATAACGCCATAGCATCATCAAAGGAAATACTATTATCCATCAAGAACAACCTAACATTCTTATCACCGAGCTTCTGTAAGTCTCGGTTGATATAATGCGAGAATCCGATTTTTGAAGCCTTGACAGTATTCTTTGCTTGGAAATAAAACTCATCATGCTCATCGTAGAACGTTCCTTCCTCGTACACCTCGCACATCACGCCTTTTTCACAAAGCTCTGTGTCATGCTTTGTTTTGTTAAGTTCGTACACGTGAATACCAGTAATGGTATCTATCTTATCGTGACTTCTCCATCCATTCTTTGAAACCTTATAGCAATAATTTCTCATAAGCTATTCCTCCTTATCTTTAATTTCTACGAAATCTCCAATGCCCAAACGAGCCTTGTTGATGCAAGACGCAATCCAGCCAATCAAGTAGGCAGAAGGCTCGCCGCCATGTTCCATACCAATATCATCCTCGATGTCATCGCAGGCATGAGAAGCTTCATGGCAACAAACCCCCATCTTCATAGAATCCTTGCTTGCAAAATTAATAAATGAACAAAGCCTCTTATTCTCCTTTTCTCTAACTATATCGTAGGTTATTGCGTCATAATTAGAGAAATCAACCTTCAAAACCTCGCCATTTCTACCTTCGAAACACTTATTAGCATCTTCTTGGCTCATGCCAATAGCGACACATAACATTCTTGGATAGATAACAGGGTCGTATTCGTAATATCCTTTCTTCTTCATATTCTCAACTGTTTCTTGTTATACTTGTGTCCGCAGTGGTACATATTGCATAGATTGCACCTGTAGACAGTCATTCCATGCTCGATAAGTTTATGGTGTGTATTCAGAAACTCCCAAGCATCATCCTCAGTCTCATAAGCGACCTTTGCCTTCCAAGAGTGAACCTTCTTAGTCCAATGTTCTGGGTCTGGTTTAAGCGGCGGTACTTTATTAGGATTGTGATGGTTATTCCTCATAGCTCAATGATATTAATGCAACTATCATCAACTGTGACATAGCAATCAAGTGTCTCGCGTCTGTAGCCACCGAAATCAATAAGGATTTCAGAATCATAACTTGCGCAAATGAACTCTTTGTTGGTAAGCAATTTATCCTTCGTGATGTCTCTCTTAACCTCACTAAAATAAATTCTGCCAACCATAGGTGCATTGACGATACTGCCGACCTTTACCACATCATCATCTGATGTTATATATATGATAGGTAAATCACCTTTTGCATTCTTAAATTCCGTATTATTTAAAAGCTCTGATTTAGTCATAATCTGTTATTTTTTAGTTGATGATGGTTTGCGACCACGTTTCTTTGTCGTATCACGCTTACTAGATGTATAATCCAATGCCGATTTCTTCGGTCTGCCTGGTTTTCGCTTTACAGGAATGGATTCTTTATTCGGTAACTGCAACGTCTCACATTCCTCATCTTCGCCAAATTCGTTCTCGAACTCTCTTCCGTCACGCTTCTCTGCATCGGCATCATAGGCGCGCTTCCACTTGCGCTTGGCAACCTTCAACTGTTCTTTCTTGAACGCCTCTGATTCCTCATGAAGCTTATCATAGTCTATCTCAGGTGCATCAAACTCACCTTCAATACTGCATTCGGGAGTTTTCTCAACGTCCTTTGATTCCATTTCCTGATGAATGCGGTCTTCCTCTGAAATGTATGGTTCATCGTCAACTTTCTGCTTATGACTGGCATTATACTCGTCAGTGAACTCTTTAATTTCCTTCTTAGAGCATCCATCTTTTCTCATTTCAGCCAACTCAAACTCGAACTTCTGACGTTCAATGTCCTCAAATCTCGTTCCGTCCAAATCGCTTCCCTCATTGAGTACGTTGATTTTCTTGTTTTCCTCATCAGCTCTCATCTGTTTGTCAATGGCAATCTCCAATAACGCGTGATTAACGTCCGATTCCGTCATTTCATCGACCTCATAAGCCCTAGGGTCTTCACCAAGCTCGTTTTTCAGAAAGTTCTTCTTTGCTTCGATGCATCCGCTCGGCATAAACTGAGCCTCATCAAGATACATGTAAGGATGAATGCTCTTGATAGACATGATAGGACTCGGTGTACCGAAGTCTTGCAAAAGCTTCATGTATTTGTCCGCATTCTGCTGATAAATACAGTAGCATTCCTCCAAATTGCGCTTCTGAACAAGCACAACAGCCATTATCCAGAATGGGTCTTTACCATCCGTGTAGCGTTTCGGCAATCCCTTCGTCTGCAACGATGCCGCTTCCAACGCCCTGTCAAGTGATTCTTCCTTTATTCGCATACATTCTCAACTGTTTAAAAGCATCCACCGACCGTAGAAGGAACTCGAACCTTCTGTTTGCCTAGACTTGTATCTAAGAGATACGTCCTACCGGCTTGCGGATGCTGTCGTTTCTATTTTCCGCCATTCTTCAACCAATCTTCAATCGTGGTACTGTCACCATCAAACGACTGACCGAAGACGTTTACCAACTTGACCGAACAGAGCAGATACGGAATGTTCTTGATGTTATCCGTTGATGGCTCTGTAGCATCCTGTACCAAAAACAACGCTTTCTTCTGTCTGTAATCGTCATACCACAGGATAAGCGCACCCTCCAAGTAGGAATACAGACTATCCCATGCTTTCTCGGCAGCTTTTATCTGCTCAGTAACGGAAAGCTCTGTAGTTTCATCAACATCATACCCGAACACGCAGACTGACAACGTGGCGTTGGTGCTCTCATGCCTAGCATTCGGGTCAACAAACACTCTCAACGCATCACTCTCAGGATAGCTTTCGGTATATACACCCTTCTGCTTACCCTTTGAGTTCAATCCGTCCAATGACTTGTAGCGGACAGAACCGCCGCCGAAATCATCCTCCAGACTCTTACGTACTCCGTCTGCCTTCCAAGCTCCCTGCTCGGACTTCAAGTAACGCTGTATGTAGAATTTCTTATCTGCCATATTTCAAAGTCGGTAATTCGTAAATCAAACATTTATGCTGCAAATATACGCCAAAAAAACAAGCCAAAAACGAACTTTACATAGTTTAACAAATTGCAAATTTGTACCATTTTCCCCATATCCCCAATTAAATATATGTTATCCGCATAAATCTGATTTTTCATATTGAAAATTTAACATTTCACACAATCCCCATATAATAATAACACGTAAATAAACCATTGTACTCTCGCGCGCAGCCGTAGTAGGGGATGTCAACCCCTGTATATAGTAAACTATATACTCATCCCCTAAGAAGAATGCTTCGCAAACAACCCCTAATGATAGTCTAGTGAAAACTGCAATCTATAAATAGCAAAAACATACATTAAACCCGAAAACAACCTTACTTTTCCGCAAAAAAAAATGAAAATTGATGTAAAAAGCTCGATAATTGAGTTCTAAGACGTTTAAAATACTCTGGTGGTAAACTATAACGCGAAGCTGCATAAAACGCTACCTGACGCACAGAAATAGCTAAAAGTAGATACTATGAAACTTTATGCAAAAGAAAAAGTAGATATGATATTCTCAAAAATGCTCAAAATTCGGTAGAAAAGCTGAATTGATAAAATCATAGTATTTTACAAAAAATAAAAAATAAAAAAAATAAAAAATTTTCGGAAGAGAGCTGACCCACCCTGCGAGTGCCAAAAGCGGGGGGTGGGGTGTGGTTTGCCCTATATAGGCGTAAATCTCTAAAAATCAATACTTTATTTGCGACAAAAACGGACATTTTACGGCAAAAAACGGCAAAAATAGGCTTTTTCGTTTCTGTTTTCGTTTCCTGTAAATTATCCAAAATAAGAGAAAAAACAAAGGAATAAAAAGTAAAAAGATAGAACGTTTCTGCAAATGTGCAAGAAAACTCGAAATTCCCAAAAAGTTTTCTATTTACCATAATACTTTGCATAAACATACATTTTAAACTTGCATAAAAATACAGAAACTTGCATAATGTTTCACACACAAATTTCGTGGAACAAAAAGCGGGTGAAAACGGAAACAGAAAAAGACGGCTGCAAACGTACCAAAAACGAAAGTTAGTACTAACATACATATAGAACACGAAAGCGGCTGTAAAGATACGCAAACGGCAAATAAAAGCGTTTTAGATGTTTTCCCTATATATAAGGTACGCGCACACACTACCATATAAGAAAACGGCTGCAAACGTGATTTTTTAGGCTGCAAAGGTGCAAAGATAGGGCAAAACATATAAAAGCATACAATAACACCTATTTAACCTATCATTTTGCAAAGTAGAGATTGCAATTTATGTAAAGATTTAAGAAAAAGCAATTATTTTCAAGAAAAAAGCGAGAAAAAGCGTAATTTTTTGCCTAAAAGTTTTGCAGATACATAAAATTGTCGTACCTTTGCATCGCAATCAAGAAACAACGAGATTACTTCTAAGCAGAGAAATCCTGTTATATCTATATTGTGTGTTCTTTGGCTTATTTACATTTAGCGCAATAAAATCTATCTTATATATTTGTGCGCTGGTATCTTATCATATAACGTATTACGTGTAATACAACATATTAGATATTAGATAACAACAATACCAAAATATAAGGTATACGGATAAAGGCCAACAAAGCGTATCGAGTGATATGTTGATGATACTATATAGTGTATCGGTTATTAGGTTTGTTGTTTTCCGTCAAGGTTAAAAAACGGAAAAGCGGCTGCATGCTTATTGCAGTAGTAACAATTCAAAATGGTTTGGCTATTATACGGAAGGTAGCTACATTATTACTTATTATTCTCAGCGTTGAAACATCTTAAAGTGAGTAAGGAAAAGTTAGAGTACAGAAATAAATTAGATGATAAATGAAAACCAAATACAATAATAAGTAACTGTTATATGTAGGCGAAAACCTCAGCCGTTGGCAATTAGGCGGGTTAATTGATAGCCACAAATTAGTAACTTAAAATTTAAAGCAATATGATGTATAGTGAATTTGTCGAGCGCACTGGTATGAATGTAAACAGTGCCGAGTTCGATGCTATTATTGAGGTTTATAATAATAGCGATGTAAATAAGGATGATTTTTGCAAATTGTGGGTTAAAATGAATTTTAACCGAGTTGCAGCCTATAAGGCAAAGAAAGCAAAAGAGGAAAAACAGCATAAAGTTTGGGGTGATTTACATGATGTATTAAGCAAATACCAAAATAAGCTAGATAATTCTAGAAATTGGTATCAGTCGTATGTTTCACCAATTGGAGCCGTGCTTTCGTCTTCTGACGAAAAGAAAGTAATTGCTTTCTGTGAGTTGTTTAATGAGTATTACGACAAAAACGCCGGATTAGGCTCAATGCTTGCAGCCTTCAATGTTTGGCTAAAGTCTGTAAAAAACACTTATTTTGCAGCATAAACGAAAAACCCACTACCTTAAAAAAGTAGTGGGCGAATCAAGTTAAAAGAAAAACTAATAACTTATGATTACTTCTAAGCGGTTGCAAAGTTATTAGTTTTTTCCGAATTAGCAAAATTAATTAGTAACTTTTAAATATTTTAAGTATGAAGACTTATAAAACAAATTATTCTGTAGCTGTAAATTGGTGTAATAATGCGCTTATCCTCTGCAACAATATTACAGAGATAGACCCTTCTATTTATGATAATATGCGCTTTGAGCTGTTCGATGAAGAAGACGGCACACAAAAAGACATTTATCAGTGGTTTATTACAAATTGCACCGATGACGATGTAGAGTACCTGGAGCAAACATTTGGCTTGCTTTTCACTTATTCGGACTTATTGGATAAATATATCCTTTGCGTTGACCATTTCGGTACAAGTTGGGATTACGTTGAATGGACAACTACAAATGAATTGGCAAAAAGAGAATTAGGAGAAAAGAAATAACTTAAACTAATTGGAGGGCTATATTATGACAAATAAAGAAATTGAAAGCTATAGAAATAGTTATAAAGTGGTGAATGGTATTGGCTTTTGCCGTGTGAATAATGATATATTCGGAAATCCCCGATATGTAGTGCATTTTCTCGCTTTCACTACTTACGAAGAAATGAAAAACGACAATTTAAGCCAAAGTCAATTGTATGCAATTGCCAAAAAGCGTGCAAATGATTTGGGCTTTTCCGTTTATCGTGCCAATTGGTACGGCGGCGGCTTTGTCGGACAATCTTATTCTTTGATTGATACGGCAAATAAGATTAATGAGATAGTAAACAAATAACTAACAATAACCTTTGCACTCGCTTATGTGGGTGCAAAGGTACAAATAATATAAGGTATGAACACAAATACAAAATGGATAAGTACGAATTATCGCCATATAATGTTCTTTAATGATGCATTCACTTTTGAAGTTGAGGCTAAAAAAGCAAATATTAGCTTAGGTAGCCTTCCTGAAAAGCATACTCAAATGGTACACAAAGGATTTATAAACTCTTTCTGTGTGCTTGAAAATTCTAGTAATATGGTAGTATTGAAAGTTACTGCAAAGGTTGATAGGCTAACATCTTTAGATACTACATCATTAACTCTGGAAATTTGTAACATTAAAGATTAATTGGATATGGATATAACAATACCTTTTGTTTTTAGCATCATTAGTTACGTATTAGGCATTATTGTAGGGCGCAATTGGAACAAATACGTAAAAGAGTAAATAACCTTTTAAAACGCAAATAAAATGAGAAAGATAGAGCAAAGAATGGTTAACGCTATAAATAATAAAGTTAACTACAGAGAAAGTAATACAGAAGTAATTGTTAAGGGTGCAAATGTATTTGTACGCTTGTATGATACATATATATATGCAAAAGTACGTGGCAAGGTGTATTTTTCCGATGGTGGTTTTAATACGGATACAACTAGCAGCCGTTTGCGTGCGCTTGGTGCAGACTACAGTACAAATAACAAATTGTGTGGCTGCAAACTTACTAGCCAAAAGGAAATGCTTAATTTGCGTTATTACGGCAAAAAGACAATATCATAAAACATATTGGATAGGTGCAAAGATAGTCGGTATCTCTAGACTGTTCGATTCAGTTTGCACCACAAAATATTGCTTAAAAGTTACTATAGCCGTGAGTAGTTTAGCTACCTCCAAATTCATGATTTGGCACGGCACAAATTTAAAGATAGGAGATTTACTTATGTATGAAATATCAGATATTAGTACGTTTTATTGCCCAAAGGCAAAGGAATATTTGGCAGCAGAAAAAGAGGTATCTGAATTTGCCGACAAATTGGCAAAAGAAAAAGGGTACACAAATTATAAGGTGTGGACTTTGAAAGTATACGGCTGGCGATGGAATATAGAAATAACTAACAACGATTAAGGATAGGAGAAAAGGAAATGAAAAAGTACCGTTTATATGTTAAGTCTGAAAAAGACTTGAAAGCGTTAAATGAGAAAATTGCTATTGATAGCTTATTTTCAGTTGGTGAGACTATCACAAATAACCCTCTTCATATTGGAGAAAATATTTTCAGTGATAAACGTATCTTTGATAGTGTGAAAGAATATGCTTTCACACACAATTTTGTATCACTAACTTTATATCAGACTATCGAAGAGAAATTTGCGGTATTAAAGTCTGGATATGAGCAAATATTTGGTAACTTTGCTTTTATCCCTGCTGGCGGTGGATATGAGAATAACACTTTGATAAGTTACACTTTGGAATTTGCAGGTTATTCTTTTGTACGCACAAATGTAGTTAAGTTGTCTTTGTTCTATTTACGAAATCTCTTAAATGAATATACCTATTATGGTGGTGCATGGAGAGATAAGAAAAGTATGAAGACTATATTATATAATGAACTTTAAACAACTTGGATATGATAGAAAATGCAAATGTAGAAAAAATAAAGAGTTGGCTAGAGGCTGAATATAATAGCCTTCACTTGGAACATGTAAGCGAGCAAAAAGAAAGCGAGTTGAAAGATAGATTTATTCGCTTTTATTGCAAGTTTGATAAACGTCTGATACGTATCAAGCGTGAAAAAATAAGCGTATCTCCAATTAAGAATGGTGGTGTGCGATTGTCTTTGGTAGCTTGGGGGAAATGCTATGGGCAATTTTATGAAGTGTAACTTTTAAACAATTGGATATATGACTACAGAAGAAATTAGAATGCTTACCAAAAATGAATTGGTAGCCGAATATGAACGTACCATTAAATGGTACAAAGAGCACAATATTAATCGTAATTTTAGCAAATACGCTGAAATGTTTTGGATATTGTTTGATGATGGAGCAAATTCCTATATGTGGGCAATTGATACCATTTGCAGTTGGTTTCCTGATTGCAACAAAGAAGAATTGGAAAAGGAATTGGATATGTATATTTAATAGTAACTAATATGAGTGACAAAGAAATTAATTTGGCTATCTTAAACAAGTTGTATGAGATAGCCTTTGCAGTATGGGAGAAGATGGCAAAGGTAGCCGATTACGGCTCTTATACTGCAAGCGAGATTGCTGATATGTTAAATAAGGAGTTCAATTTTAGCAATGAGCAAAATGAAGACGAAAAAACAACTGTTAGTGTAGGTACATATACTTGCAGTTTTCCTTTGAAGAATATCTTCTATTTTGTTTCAGTCTTTGAAAAGCTAGCGAGTGTTGGCAGAAATGCAAAACAATTTGTATTTGAAAAATCGGGCGAATTATTGGGAAAGGCTACCTTTGAAGTAAGCAAAGGAATGAGCGAACTTTGTAAATTTGTTGCCGATAATGAGTTGCGCCCCGTTATGAACTATATCATATTGGATGCAGCTAATAATTGTTTGGTTGCAAGCGATGGGCACAAATTGCTTTCTTTTCCTGCAAAGGTATTGGAACATTCGGGAGATTTATCAAACTTCTATATCAGCCCAAAGAAATTTGCTTTGATGTGCAAGAAAATGAAGAAAGGAGAAATCTATAATGTTACAGCCACAAAGGAAAGTGTGGATGGTAAGGAATGCAACAAATTAGAGTTTGAGGGTATTACTTCTAATATCGGCTACATTGGCAGATACCCAAATTGGAAGAGTGTTTTCCCAAAGGTATCAAATGAACTCGCTTTGCACTTTGACAAAAACGCTTGGAATGAGATAAAGAAATTCTGTAAGTTTGCAAAGAAAGATGGTGCAAATACTATTAGTTTGCACGGCTTATCTGGAGAAAGTAAGATTACACTATCTTATGATGATTGCAAACGTGATTTGGCTATCGAAAACAAATTGCAGCATACCATTGATGATGTATCATTTATGATTAAGTCTATTGTTGCTTTCAATAGTGTTGATACCTTATATCTCGGTATGTCTTCTTCTCATGCAGCAGTTGCAACAAATAGTCTTGGTAATATCTATTTGCTTATGCCAGCCGTATATGAGGATAGAGGTTATTCTATAGATACTAGATACGTTCCATTTGATATAGACGTATTGGAAGAGCGTGCAAATAAGCGCACAAATGAGCCTTCAGAAGACGTTATCCCTGCAAAGGTGGATAAGACAACTGAGGAAAAAGAGTGCGCTACAGAGGATAAAACAGAGCAAACGAATAAACCTGCAAAGGTAGTATCATTGGATAAGCCTAGCAATAAGTTTAGCTTTGATGCTATCGGTGTAAATGTAGGCGATAAATTAACCTTCATTGATGGTACAGAGGTTATTGCAGCAGGAAACAATAAGATTATATTCTGTGGAGAACTGTTTACATTGTCGGGATTCTGCAAAGAGTTTATGCCCGATGAAAAGCGAACAAAGAGTAATTCCTATCGTGGATGCGCTTTCTTCTTTAAGGATGGTGTAAAATTGGAAAAGCTATTTAAGGAGCAGCAAAAGAAATCATTGGTATCAAGCAAGGAAGAGATTACAGTATCTGATGATACATTGGATAGCGTGCCAAACGAGCATCAAACGAGCGAGAAATGCACCGAGCGGACAATTACACCATTGGCAAATAAAAACGTCTCAGAGCGCAAAGAAACGGCATCAACCGCAAAGGTTGTGGCTATCTCTATCGGTGTTCCTGTATGCTTGGATATTCCACCGAACAATATGCGGTTGGATATTGCAGCAAACAAGCCGTTAAATGCGGCTGTAGGCGATTGCTTATGTGGTGTTGGCAAAGTAGTACATACGCTACCTTTGCCACCTCCACGGAGCAAAGGAATGAGTAAAATAACAAAAGTAAATCAATTAATAAAGAAACAGAAATGGAAAAGAATATTTGTTTATCTTGCAGATTTGCATTCAGAAATGGCAAATGCAATCGACTTGTAGTATCTAGTATGGGCATGAATGACCGCCTTGGCAGTTACTATAAGAAAGATAATAAATGCCCTTATAATGAGGAAGGAAACGATTGCAGAGATAGAGATTATAAGCCTATTAATTTTTATAATTCATAATATGGAGACATCATTATTCTTACATAAACTGAAAGATAAATATCAGCACAGCGAACATTTTATCTTGATACCTGATTGGCATGGTGTGTTTCCTTCTAAAGTTTGCCGATTGGATAGTTGGAGTGATTATCTTATGGACTTTAGAACGCATACAGGCAATACTAGTTTTGCGTCTATGTGCCATAATAAGAAAGAACAAGAAGAGTTTGATAAATTGACTAAATGTTATAAGACAATATGAAACAGACTTCATTACCAGAGGTTATTTACTTAGATGTTGATAACCTTACTACAGAGAATAATAATGCTGCATTGGTAGCGAGTATTGAAGAGCCGATTAATATTATCGGTGTAATTTAATAACAGAAAGGGTAAAGTTATGAACGAATTGGAAATGTTGATGATAGCAGAATCAAAGAAGAATGCTATTGATGATGAGTTGATTAAAGATGAGCAGCAATGTGAATACGACAGAGCCTGCAATTGGGCAACAGAAACGATGGACAAATTAAGTTTTTTGGAAAACTATAAATGCCGTCTTGAAGGAAGTCGCTCATATGGCGCATTCCTCATCTATACAAATGGTCACGGAACAATTGAGGTTGCATTGGCTTTTGAGTATGATAGAAGTATCAATAAGCGCAAAAGCATTACTAGATACCATACAGATAAGCCTCTCAAAATCAATTGGAACTATTCTATGTGTGGTGGCGATAAGTCTGAGTTAAGTCTAGAAGACTTCGTGAAGGAATTGGTAAGACGTGGAATTATCAAAGTAGAGGGTTAAGAAAAGCTATCATGAGAAAGAATAAGACTTACGAGCAGCAGAAGAAGTTCTATGACGCATACAATAACTATGAGAGTTTAGGAGCTATCTTCTTGCTTTGGCTTGAATGCGGCAACAAGACCGCAGCATGGATACAGGAGAAGTACAGAGAAGGCACAAAGGAATGTAAGGAATATATTATGGAAGACCTCTTCCACCTTTGCGACAAGAAACAATTCTATCAGTTCGTTAAAATCTTCAACTTCGGTAAGAAGTAATATGTAGCGGTCAGAAAATAAAACTCACAAATATAACAATTAAAAGTAATACGACTATGAAGAAAAAGACTATCAAAGAAGTGATTGATACATTATATCTCAAATATAAATGTATCGACAACGAAGATATATGGGTAGAGATTACAGATAAATACATCTGTATCAATTGGAACTCATTTATGAGCAGCTTTGTAAATATGCTGAGAGTGAAACAGATTGCATCTTATTTACGCAAGTTCACATCATTGCCAATATATGACGCTTATTGTAATGTTTATTAATATATTAAAGACTATGGAGATTAAGAATGCTGCTCATTGCCCTATCAATGACAAAGACCTTTGTCTTGATGAGTTGGTAAGAGATTTGTTCAATGATGGACAATATTCTTGGAACAAAGACAATACAGAAATGGTTGGATTTGTCGGCAACGAGCCAATATTGGTACGACAGGAAACCGATAACAAATTGCTGATTAGATTTCTTGGCGATGCTTGGTGTCCTGATGTTATTGAGGAATGGGTGAATAGAATTGAACACGATAAGAACAATGATGTAGATTACGTGATTGATACTTATATGTTTGGGGTGATTGAGAATGACCGAGAGTGTAAAAGCAGCAATTTTCATGTATCATTCTATTATCGTGGATAATAAATAGCAGAAAGTAACGTTTATAGTAATAAGAGATAGGATAGGAGATAGGAGAAATGAAGACAACAGAAATCATGAATACAGGTGGCGCATCTGTAAAATACGACATCGTGAACATCGGCTGCAAGGATTGCCCTTACTGCATGATGGCAGAAGGTCACTACCTTTGCCGTTCAGACAAAAGCTGCAACGCAAAGGCAAACATGACCGATGATGATGAACCAAAACAGAAAGTAATAATATACAGTCGTGTCTCTACTGAAAAGCAGACATTGGAGCAGCAGGAAAGAACAATCAACGAATGGTTGAATTGTCACAATCTGAAAGCTACTCACGAAGTGAAGGAGGAAGGAGTATCTGGTAAGGTATCTTATAAGGATAGAAACCTTGGTAAGGTAGTATTGCCGATGCTTGATAAGGGTGATATACTTATTGTGTCAGAGGTCAGCCGTATCGGTCGTTCCATGAGCGACATCAACAAGTTTGTGAATGACGAACTGAAACCACGTGGTGTGCGCTTAGTTATCGTTCAGATGGGCATTGACCTTGATTGCAGCCATCTGAAAGCGATTGACGAAATGCTACTATTCGCATTCTCATTTTCGGCACAGATGGAGCGTGAACTCATTCAAGAGCGAACACAGAGCGCATTGGAAGTACGCAAGCAGAAGTTGGCAAAAGACGGAGAATTTATCTCAAAGTCAGGTAAGGTCGTAAAGAAGTTGGGCAGACCTAGAAAATGCGATTTATCAAATGCACAGAAGGCAGCATCGGAAAAACGCAAGAAAGAGGCTGCTGAGAAACCTTGCAACAAAGCTATATGGAATGTGGTTAAGAAGTGTACCAATGACTTCACAGAATTAACTACACATAACTTTGCCGATGCAGCTATGATGTTGCAGCAGATGGGTGTTTATTCGTCCACTGGCAAGGTATTAACCAAAGAACTAGTAAGAAGTGCGTATTACAATCTACGCTCAGTCTATGGCAGTCAGGTTTATTTCAGACGTGGTTCTGCCAATTATCGTGTAATGCGAGAAAAGGGTATGACTGATGAGGAGATTCAGCAGTATTACAAGGAACTGAATAACAACAACAATAATACAGAGGAGGAATAATTATGTCGGAGATTATTTGTAACAATACAACAACATTTCTTGCAAGACGATTGTTTGATAATGGCGAGTCTTTGGTGTGCAAGGGTGATACGTACAAGAGAGTCGGAACGATTGAAGGTTTAATAACCACACTGACGATTACTGGAAGAGATAAGAATATATATTCTTTCCGTATCATAGACGAACAACATCAACCTTATAAAAACTTGACTAAGGTAATATACAATAGATTGGCATGCGAGCAAAAAGACTTTATAAGCTCGATAGGTCAGATATTTTTAGACAAGCAGGGTTATTGGGTTATGTTCGAGGATTGTAGTTACCCTTATAACCACACAACGTTGGAGTTTCATAAGATTGGTATTTACTCATAAAACGGAAAAAGTTATGGCATTCTTAATAGCAATTTGGCTAATCGGCACATTGTTCGATTGCGCCATGGGCAGAAATAAAGATTAAAATTTCTGCCTTACACACAATATAATGACGCATATTGCGTTATCTTTTGAAAATAATATAAATATCAAATAGCCCTACGCATCACGGTCAAGCGAAATATTTATGAAGAAGATGACTTATAATGAATACGAACTCCTTAACACTCAGAATAGCGAACAGTTTTCAGAAATGTTCGATGAGTTCATTGATATGGAGAATACCGCTGATTTGAAATATCAGTTAGACTTTGATGATGTTCCTGGCTATTTTGGAATTGCGGCACGTAGTGAAGATTCTGATGTTTTTGCAGTCTGGTTGCCTGATGTTGGTAGCCAATATATTTTCTACGAGACTTCTATTTCTGAAATGCTAGATTATCTATGTGTGCATTATCCTGAGGATGCAGAAGATATTAGAGATTGTTTCGCTAATCAGCATGGAGAACGTCGTATTCATAGTATCAGTTTCTATCCTTCTAACTGGGAGGTGTTCACTTCCACAGGTTGCATTTCTTATTCATTCGAGCCATCGTGCTACGATAATGAGGATGAAGCCTACGATGGATGGCTTGATTGGTGTAATGAGCATCATATCGATAAGGATAGTATAAAGAAGTTTGAAACCGATGTTAAAATTCACACATCTAATCAGGTTTATTAATTTGTCTTATCATTCAGCCCTCGACATCACGGTTAAGTCATAAATTATGAAGAAATATCAGATATATTACAATAATACTGTTGAGATAAACAATGTTGCAGAGTTTGATATATTGGATGAAGCAAAGCGATATTGCACCGAAAATACCAAAGAGTATGATAAGGTATGCGACAATGATAACTGCTATGAAGGTCGCAGCAATAACTTCCATTATGAAGTCTATGATGGCTGCAAAGAAATCCTTGATGAGGATGGTGACGTTGTTGATTTCAAAGACCCAGTTTACGAAACAGAGCAGTTTTATTGCGATTAATCAATGTAAAACCCAAAAGAAATTATTAGTTTTCTGTAATAAATATAATTATGAAAAAGATTTCGATGTTTATGGCAATTATGATTGCAGCTTTCTCTATGGTGGCTTGCAGTAGTGATATCAGAGAAGACAATATTCACGAAGATACACAAAAGACACTGGCAGACTATGATGGCGTATGGGAGAACGAAGATAATGATACCCTATTTATATCAATATCCGCAAACGGAAATATCAAATACTATTGCGGCAGCATTTATATGGGAAACGGAATTGGTGTATTGAACGGAAATACGCTTGTAGTTCCAAATGAATATACTGGCATGACTGACGAGTTTGAATTATCTGGTTCTGTCGATAATTTGCGTTTAAAATGTAAACTTAAAGACGGCGTAAACAAAGATGCCTATTGTTCTATTACCCTTAATCTCCATAAGACTAATGAATCTTTAGCATTGTTTACTGGTGATGTCTGGATGCCAAAACTTTATTTTGGCTCTACTGACAGAAAGAGTTGGCAGCAATGGAGAATGCAGGTAACAAGCAATAATTCTTCTTTGTATTACCTACACCACAATACTTATGGAATAATGAAGCAATATGGTCTATATTCCATACAGAGACAATATAAGAATAAATATAAATTTTTATATAGTCATTTTTCTGATAACGATGACCATAAAATCGTAGTATTCTCTTGGGATGGAGAATTTATCCGAAACAACAAAAATATTCCAAATTAGGCAGTTAATTTTCTGTGTTATCCTCCATGTTGCCAACAATAAATACTACCTTTGGATGCTCTTCTTTTGCATCGTTTTCCTTTCTTTGTGCGTGCAGCACACTGGTTTCTCGATGCAGATGAAGAGCCTCCAATACTAGGATTCCCAGATGTATCAACACCTTTTTGCTGGAATACATTAAATGTATCTGATATATTAAATTTATTGCTATATACAACAAATAAACATTCTCTATCTCTATCAGTATCGTTTGTATCAACTTGAATGTATATCTTCTCAAATCTTACATCAAAATCTGATACCCAATTACAATAATTGATAGGTTCTACACTAACATCATTACTTATCTCATAATCACTAACGAAATTTACCCAGTACTTTCCGCTAAACCAAGGAATGTACGTATCCTCAACTATGAGGTAATGGCATTCTTGAATTTCCTCAAAGTTATATTTCTTGCATCCGACTATGGGTATAAGAAATAAAATTAATATAGATATTATTTTCTTCATATCTAACCAAACGGAATTAGTTTAGATATATTGTGTTACCAATAGACTATTTTAACCGCTTACAGAAGAAATTTTCACTATCTCTTTGAGTTCTCAGATATTTTACTTATCTTTGCAAAGCAATTATTCTTTGGAACTCATATGTCTATCTCAGCCCTGCCGTTGGTGCTCAATGGTGGGGCTTTACTTTCGCATTTCTTTTATACCTATCATATCGCCCTGCATCATCATTTTTTGGTGGTGTGGGGCATTTTTGTGTGTTAAACAAACATAATATTTTCCCTAAAATCCCCGTATCTCTCATTATCCCATACTAATAATTTTAACGGAAAAATAAGTACACTCAGTCTGAAATAAAATGCTTATCTTTGTGCTCGAAAAAGCGTGATGTAGTGGTAAATTACAGCTTGTAACATAAGGATATTTTTTAAGTAGGTGCTCGAAAGAGACCGAAGAGATTAAAAATATAGGGATTTCATTAAGTGCCACTACACTTATTGGAATCCTTTCTTTTTTTGTTATGCGGAGACATCTAAACATCAATGTAGAACTGGTAGAGCGATATGCTTGCGGTTACTCCAAGGTAGAAAGGAGTAAGCGCATGACTATATTGTGCTTTGCTATTTGGTGTAAGATGCAGCATAGTAATTCTATAATGTTTGATATGGGTACAAGGCAACTGATGCGTACCCTTCACATTTCACAACCAAAGGCTCAACTGTTGCTTAATGCTATCAAGACAGATGATTTATTCTCTGTTAAAGAGGATGGTCGCTTTATTGTTACATCATTTAAGGATGATACAAGGAAACTTGATAAAAACGGAAGAGTTTTCAAAGGTGCAAAGATGTTCACAATTGAAGTGAACAAACAATATACACTAAAGGATATATATAACAGACTGAATGAACTTCTGTTTCTGTTTCAGATTGGTAGTCAGGAGGCGAACAGCTCACACGTTAGTGGTAATAAGAAATCAAATCGCTTGTGTCGCTCAACCTTTATCACGATGAATCAATTACAGAGTGCTATCGGTTTGTCGCATGGTTCTGTTAGTGGTATCAAGAAACGTTTAATCAAGAAAGAGCAGATTAAATCAACTTATGCCGAACTGCACATGGCAGACAAGCGTGTGCCTAATCAAGTAGAAACGATGTTGGTTAGGTTCGGTCGTAAGAATCCGACTTTTGAAATTGGTGATAACGCTTATGTTTGCATACCATGTTCATACGAGATAACAAGCAGAGACGCAAAAAGAAGTTGTGGTCGGCACATCATATACGGATATGGATGCAGAAGAAAGAAAAGTCAGACAGGTACTGGAACAACTAGTAAAGGCAGTTTTACTCCAATGGATAATGGATGCGGAATGCCTGATTAAATGCTAGTGTTTCTGTTTTTGACGTTTTCACACTATTAGTTAGTGGTAATATATGAATAGTTTATTATACTAACGTGCGTGTGAGTAACATGATTGTTTAATTAAAAAGATATTTGATTATGAAGAATGAAACAAAGTTAGAGAAGGTGAAGAAGTTTCTTGATGAGAATAACATCAAGTACTCTGAACCTAAACATAAGGGCAGAAAAGGTCATAGTGACCTTGTGTTGTCTGAACTTTGTATTTTTATCAAGATTTCGGGTGATGATGATGCGAAGTTCTTCAATCGGCATAAGTATTATTATCCGATTTTTATTCGTGATAATGAGACTCCAAAGTTCGTACTCGAAAAAGTCCAGAACACTATCATCAAGTCTATGAAAGAAAAGCAGGAAAGATTACTGAATGCTAAAAAATAACCGATATGGATAAGATTATAGAAGGAATGAAGTTCTTTAATGAACTTCTCGTAGAAAAAGGCAAAATGACAAGAGACGATTTTGCTGCCAGTCGCAGAGCACTACGCCGCTCATATCAAGACGAAATGGATAAACTTGCTGATGAATATGCAGTAAGAAATTCCATTTATCGTGTTGGTGATAAAGTGATAGTGAATGATTCGTGTTTTGCAAATGTACCTTGCACTATTATTAATATAAAAGGCATATATAACGTAGTGCATGAAAAAGGAGTTCCATCAATAGTGTATGATGTCAGAATGAATTTCGACAAAGAAACATACCAAGTTAGAGAAAATGATATTGTTGGATATGTATAGTAACGTTTAAACTTAGAGAATATGTTTGTAGAAGAAAGAATAACTCGAAAGTGTGTAATTACCCTTATGGGGGGGGGATACAAAGTAGTAGGCACGTTATCAATGCCGAAACCGGAAAAAGCTATGTTTCCTGAAGAAATGGAACGTAACTTTATAAAGAGTTTTAATGAGTCGCAGCATAATGCAGTAAACAAGGCTGTTAGTGTTCACATTTTAAGAAATTGATATATGGAAGAGATTAAAGGTATTCTTACTACACAAAAGATATTTAACGGCATTCACAACGAATATGAGAGTGTATGTATCAAGAAAGAACTTGGAGTAGTTGTTGCTATAGACAACGAAAACGAGTTCAAAGGTGTATTCACAAAGTATGGAGAAGTTGATATTTTTAAGCAGTTGCTTTCACAAGAAGTAAGTAGTTATTATACGAAATATAAAGCATTCCCTACTGAACCTTTGATTCCATACAAGGATTGTGGAGATATTATCTTTGACTTCATAGAGGTTACTTACGGAAAAATGTATGGCGGTTATGTTTATGTTGTACACTACAACTTTGCAAGAACCGCATCTTAATAAACAAATATTGATTATGATGACAGCAGGGGATAAAATTAATATTATGGCTCAGATTGCAACATTGAAGAAGATTGCCATTGACTATAAGGGAAAGACAATCGACAACATTATACAACAGTTAGAGCTGAGATTAGCAGATTCAAATCTGAAATAATAAAAGAGTTGGTTATATGGCTAGAATCACAAGAAACAAAGCTGCCGAGATACTTGGCTTATCTAGACAGACTATTAGTAACTACATCGAGCAAGGTCTCATTGGTAGTTGTGTAGGCGAGCATGGTATCTTGTATGTAAACAGCGAGGACGTTGAAAAATACGCCCAGAAGTACAAGATGCTTGCAGCCAACGAAAAGATGATAGATGATAAGCTCAAAGAAGTTGAAGCGCACAAGCGTGCAATAAACGTTGAACTTACCGAGTTGAGAAACAGAGCAACCGCAAACGGCAAACTGGCTGCCAACGCTGTTGGTATGCTTTTTGGCGTAATAAACGCTATGTCGTATCTTGGCATCACTCCAAAACTCAGTTATCGTGAATCTAAGTTGCTAAAGGACATAATTAACGGAATGACCTATGATGAGTTGTCACTCAAGTATGGCGTATCAGCAACTAGAATCAGACAGATTGTAGAGAAGACGTGCAATAAGCTGACGTACAACGAGGATGCCGCCATTGCCGAGATTGCTACAAATCAAGATTTGAGAATCGTGATTGATGGTTTAAAGAAGAAACTAAAAGCAACACAAGCTAGTTATGATGAATACAGACGTGCAAAAGGTGATACTCCTATCGGTGGAACAATACTTCCACCATTAATACTTGGTAAAGATGTAAACGACTGTGGCTTTCCTGTTCGTATTCTGAATATGTTCAGATGGTGCGACGTATATACCGTAGGCGATTTACTCCGCAAATTCCATGGTAAGTCTGATTTGGATAAGATTAGGAATCTCGGCAAAAAGAGTATATGGATTATTCTTGACTTTATCGAAGAGAACAATCTTAGCTTTAAGCAGAATGGAGAGAGTGATGAGGATTTCTATATTCGTCTCAACAATAATTTATCAAACAAAAGACATGAAGAAAATGATTAAGAAGCGTTTCGGATGGTTCGATATTTACTATGCAGAAATGTTATTGGGTGTTACGTTTGCAATATTCTACGCTTGTATTGGCAATTTTGGTGTTGCATTTGTTTGGATTGCATTCGTATTCAGTTGGGTAATATTCAAACTGATAATAAGCGTGCAGAACAGAAGATACAAAGCTCTTGTTAACCTCTCAAGGGAAATACAGAGTAAGGAGAAAAAAGCTGTGCAGAATATGGTGTGGTTTTGCGATGAGCTGCAACTTGAAATGCAGCGTCACAGACTGACCGCATTACAAGGTATGAAGTATAAGAATAAGGCTGAGTTTATGCAGCGCAAGAAGAGCCTTACACAATACCTAAAGTATTCTGACGCGATTGACAACATCTATGAGCAAGAGGTTGAACGCTTACATAAAATGGAGGAAGAAATTAAAAAGAAAAATAATGATGGAAAAGACAAAGGAAATGACTCTGAAACAGAGACTGCAAAATCTGAGTGAAGAACCAACACCATTCTTTCACTCGCTTACACCATTCGCCGCAGGATTTACACAAGGTTTCAATTACGAAAAGAAACGTCTTGTTGCCGCATTGGTGAATAACTCGGAAGTCACAAAGGACTTCATCAACGAGCCTATCAGCTTACCAATAAGCGATAGTATTCTGTTTATGCACGCATTCATTGACGGCTCTGTTGATTACCGTAAGAAGATAGAAACTATTCTATCGGATAAATAGCAAGAAAGGGAGGTTCGTAGCCTCCCTTTTTATTTGCTCTTTTAATTGTAATAATTATAAATCTGTATCTTCTAAATCTTTGTTAAGGTAATCAATAACCTTTCTGTTGGCTTCATCAATCTTCTTTGTATCATATTTAATGTAGGTTGATGTTACCGCATTATCCCACATCGCATGACCTAATGCCCTGCCTATAACTTCCATCGGTATATCAATCTCGCTTGCTAGCGTTGCCCACGTATGGCGATTATAGTAGGTGGAAAGATAAGGGAACATCGGTTCTTTACTATATTCTCTGAATTTACCTAACCTTTTAAGTCTGAAATTCAAATTGCTCTCAAAGTGTTTGAGGTTGAACTTACTGCTGTCCTTATACTTTAAAAGGTATTTATTTCCTTTGTATCGCTTTATAATCTCCAACGCCTCTGGTTCTACCTTTATATCATACAATCGTCCCGTCTTGTTGCGCTTGTAGCATATTCTGCCACCACGAAGGTCTGTTTGCTTCAAATCGAGAAGGTCTGATATATTGATACCAATCAAATAGAAACCTAGCATGAACAAATCCCTTGATTCACGTTGAGGGTTAGTGTGGAACTCTGCATCACGCAACTGTCTCATCTGTTCTAGAGATAAACAACGCTTTCTTGTTTCCTCATGTGGAAGTACGTACTTACGGAATGGGAATAGGGTTGTTATCTCATTATCAATTGCCCAATTGAATGTTGCCTTGATATTTCTCAAATCAATATGAACTCCGTTAGGCATCCGTCCTCTTTCATATTCATGCTTCACAAACTTATCGAGCCAGTCTCTAGTGATGGTATCAAATGTACACTTAGCATCAAAATTTCTAATTCTGATGATGGTCACATCATATACTCTCTTCGTGCCAGCTTTCAAATTCTTGAAATCTGCACACATCTGCATATAGTCGAGGAAATTCTTCTCAGCTACCTTGCCACCCTTTATAATCTCTTTCAGATGGCTTTTTAGCATCGGAACGTCCTCACCCTTGTGCAGCAGTATATAGTCTTCCACGCTTGAATATAGCTCTGCCAGTCGCTTAGTTTTTGCCTTTGCAGACTTGTCTGAACGAGGAAATACCATACCATCAAACTTCTCTGTCGATTGCAATCCTGTGTATATATAGAATCTCTTACACTTATGAGTGATGGAGAAATACACCTTATATGTCTTGTCTTCAACGTAAACCTTCATAATTCTATCTCCTATTAGCTTGCATATTACTTGCAAAGTCTATCAGTTTTTATCATATTTACGGGGTTTTTCGGGCATTTTTTACTTTATATTTTACTCGTTAAATCTCGTAACGTATTGATACTCAGTGTGAATGCTTATCGCGTTAAGTGAAGCTCAATAGGTTCGCCATTTTTTGGGGTATATCCACCCCTCACACATATAGTGTTTACTGATAGTTTCTTTGTTTTCATATTGTGTTAAAATTATACCTTACTTGCATATTACTTGCATTCCTACTTCTTTGCAAGCAAATCCATTAGCTGCTTGATTTGAGCATCCTTGCTCTCTACTTGCTTGCGCAGGTCTGCCACCTGCTCACGCAACAGATTGATTTCGCTCTCTGAGAAGTCTCCAATTATCTGTTTGTTGTGGTGGGCGTTTTCTTCGTTCACCATATTTATATTAGGTGTTCTATCTTTACCAAAAACCCAGTCACTTGGACTAACGGCAGCTTTATCATCAAACATATCGCCATCAGAATTTACTAGCCATTCTTTTCTCAGACCTAGATTGTAGCAAATCTTTTGAATATCATTCTTGTTGAAAGAATACTTGGTATTGCTTTCGCTCATCTTCTTGCTGAGATTAGCTTGGTCTATACCTATTACCTTGCAAAACTGAGACATCGACTTGAATTTACTTATGTCGAAGCAAAACTTTAAGTTCTTCGCAATATCATTCATAATTCTTAAAATCTGTTTAGAAATTACACATTATGCGCCACCTTCCGTGAACAAAGGTTAAATAACCAAGAATAACAAAACTTTCTCTTCGAAAAGTTTGGTTATTTGAGGTTATTTCCGTACCTTTGCAATCGTTAATCAGTTACAACACTGATAGACGAAAAAGGTGGGACGGAGTTTAAAACACCGTCTAAGCTATTTATCCACTGCAAAGATAGTTGTTTAACTTCATTCCACCAAACTTTTTTTGGTTAAATATAGTTATTTTAAGAAAATAATGAAGATAGAATATAATCAGGAAGAGGTTCGTCAGAGGGTTGCAAAGGTTATAGAGTTGGGCAACTACAAGTCCACAAGGTCGTTTTCGGTTGATGTTGGTCTCGATTGCTCTAACCTATCAAAGATGCTAAGAGGTAAGCAGAATTTTACCAAGGCAGCTATGATGGCTATTTGCTCTAACCTAAAGGTTGATTTACAATGGCTCGCTTACGGAAAAGGTGATGCACCTGTAATGATAGGTCAGATAGATGACGCAACACAATTACGAATCGAAAAGGCAAGACTTGAAGAACGAGTACAATGCCTAGAAAACGAAAAAGCATTTCTGCAAAGGATGCTTGAAAAGTAATAGGAGAATAATAAAATGGCAACACCGAAGAAGAAAGTAGTGGTCGAAAAGATTGCTAAGAAATGGCTATCAACTGATGAAGCTGCATCATACATAGGTATGGGAAAGTCATTCATCGTTGAATTGAGAAAGAGCGGAAAGCTACCACACTGCATGATAGGTCATTCTGCATTCTTCCTCGCAAGCGATATAGATAATCTGCTTGAAAGCCATCGTATATATTAGAGTTCTGTTGTTTAATATCACCAAGTGTGGTGGATGGGCGAGTTTTTAACTATTTCTTTTATATGCTCGCCCAATATGGTTTCATAGCTCAGATGGTTAGAGCGGTCGGCTGTTAACCGATAGGTCGTAGGTTCGAATCCTGCTGAAACCGCAATTCTTTTAGAATCAGATTATCACTACAAGTGATGAAACTGAAAGCTAGAGAAGAGTTCTTTGACATATTGACGCACAGAATATAGTATGCGTGGAAAAGAAGTAGCCGGAGAGCATCAATGGATGCCGTGACCTGGCGAAAAGGACGCACGACATACGAAAAACTAGTCAGTAACAGATATTACATAGACTATACCGATGAACTATGCTGAAACATCAGCACAAGCAAAGGGTATAATATAGGTCTGTATCGTTTGCTATGTAGTATTCTAGTCGAAGTATGTATTATTGCAATCTTACGTGTAAGATATTTATAATATGTATGGAGTGTCATACGGAACGTTAATGCTAGCTGTATCGGGAATACGGAAACGATTAATATCGTGGCATTCACAAACGACAGAAAGTTCCATGATTTTAGATACATAAAACAGCAGGGTATGGTGTAAGTGGTATTCTTGCACACCTCGCACAATAGATGATACCTCTTCTTATCGTGTGAGATAGTGGCGGTTCGATTCCGCCTCCCTGCACAAATTTTCAATTATTATTAGATAGTACAACGTTTATTACGAATATAGAAGTCTAGCTAACTCTGAACAGAGTTAAGTCAAAGAATGAGACTTAAACACTACTTAAAGTAGAGATTACTTCTCAATACTTTAATTAAATAACAACAAAGAGATATTTAGTGTAAACGGAAGCACGTCATACAACTTGAAGATACCGTTCTTATCGTATGGAAGTGTTGGTTCGAATCCGACAATATCTCCAAAGTTCTAAATGTTTTTGCATAAATATTTTATTTGATTACTTGTTTGTTTATATTTTAATTAACAAAATTTGAATTTGAATTTGACAATGATGGCAATGCAGTCTGTCTGTGAAGATAGGCTGCACAAATCGCAGGTTGGAGCAGTGGTAGCTCGCTAGGTTCATGTCCTAGAGGTCGCAGGTTCGAATCCTGCACTCTGCAACACTCATTTTTTTGGTTATAAGGTTATAAGGTAAAGTTAATTAGTTTTCTAAATTTTAGCATCAAGTTCGTGAGAATATGATGCTTCATGGTTCTATGGTGTAACGGTAGCACAAGAGATTTTGGTTCTCTTAGAGATTGTTCGATTCAGTCTGGAACTACTCAATACATTTTTTAATTATTAATTATCTTTCATACTTGTATGACAGCTTGTGAAAGTAGTTGTACTTTATTTGGAATCGACACTTTTTAAGTGTTTTGTTTTACTTAAATAATTTATTTTTTTTCTCAACTGCTTGGGATAAGTCGTTGAGTTTTGCCCTTAAAGCAATTAGGTAATGCGCTACATACGCATATTTAATGCTCCGACCAGTATGTAGAGAAGATGGCTCGATACCATCTAAGGGCGCATTTTTTACTTTGTCGTATAGAAATGATTAAATTTTAAAATTAAACTGTTTTCCCTTGGCGGTCAGATTATTAAGTTAGTCTGCCGCCAAGGTTTTAACAAAAAAAAAAGAAAGATGAAAGTAATATATAGCATAAAGGTTCACCGAGACAACCTGAAACAGCTCCAAAAACTAAGATTCTTGGCAAGGGTTGATGTAGGCGAGGACGGCAAATCTATAACGGTTCAAATCAAGGATAATTGCACAAGAGGCAGCTTGATAGCACGTACAGGCGATTACATCGTTCAGTTTTCCACTGGAGAGGTTCAGAGATATGGTTGCGAGGCTTACGCTAACCTTGTGAAAAATCCTTATAACGTATCTAAGGAGTATTAGTTATGGTTAGGGTAATGCAACACAAGTGTTTGGCTCGTGACGGAACTGAATACGACAGTAGGGAAGAATATCTGTATCACCAAATTCTCCTTGCAGATAAAAGAGTTTCTTGTATTCATAGGCAAGTAAAACTCAGTATATTCAAATCCCTTTATATGATTGTGCCGAAACAACTCAAAACAAAGGTTCGGTACGATAAAAGACTGATGGTTAGCGGTCATAGCTATAAACCAGACTTCATATTTTGGGAAGACGGAAAATTGATTGTATGTGATGTGAAATCAAAGTACACTCATTCTCTTAGGGAGTTCAGAATAACTGCCAAGGGGTGTATTAATAAGATTGTTACACATAACAAGAAACGTCATAATGGTGAGCCGTTTGTGGTTTTTCGTGAAGCTATCCATATCAAGAAGAACGAATGGAAGATAATCGACTACCCACCTGACGGAAACAGTTATTGTGAGATTTAATTTCATTCATAATTTATTTAAAATTTATAGTTAGTTATGTAAACCGCCCCTACGCCGACTAAGGTTGCCGTAGAATAGGATGTGGAGTTGCTCATTGGGCAAGAGTATGAATCGAAAACGCACCAAGAGGAAATAAAACCTCTCGTAAGTTTGGCATGCGGTGTGTCTTTATAAACGTAGGAGACGAAGCATCCTTTTAAAAACAGTTTAATATGAAACATACAGTTGATGATATTGAATTAAAGATAGAACCTGAGTTCAGAACGTTTCATAATAGAATAGGTGTATTTAATACACATTTTCAGAATTTCGGGCATTATAACATACCGAAAGCTCAACTAATTTTAGCTGACCCACCTTATAATCTCGGTGTTAATGCTTACGCAAGCAATCCGTCTTGGTACAAGGATGGAGATAACAAAAATGGTGAAAGCGAACTTGCAGGTGAGGAGTTTTTCGATACTGACAAAGATTTCCGTCCTGCCGAGTTCATGCACTTTTGCTCACAGATGTTACGACCAGAGCCAAAAGAAAAAGGTAAAGCACCTTGTATGATTATCTTTTGCGGTTGGGAGCAGCAATTTTATTATAAGGAATTAGGCGAGCGGTACGGCTTCAAGGGTTGCATCCCTTTGGTGTTCAGAAAGAATTATTCTGCACAGGTCTTGAAAGCCAATATGAAGGTTGTTGGCAACTGTGAATATGGTCTGATACTCTATCGTGACAAGCTGCCTAAGTTTAATAATCACGGAGAAATGGTTATGAACTGTATGGAATTTCCGAGAGATTTAGGTATGCCACGTAGTCACCCGACACAAAAACCTATTCCACTTCTGAAAAAGCTGATAGGGTTATTTACAGACCCCGATGATGTCGTTATCGACCCAACAGCAGGTAGTTGCAGTAGTATTGTTGCAGCAGCATCAATGCAGAGAAAGGCTTATGGCTTTGAAATCAAGAAACAAATCTATTCACAAGGTGTAGATAATGTAAAGAGATACATAAGTAATGATATGTTTGAGGTATCTCCGCAGCTTGAAAAGCGAAAGCGATATACACAAGCAAGTTTATTTTGATTTACCATCATGATAGAATTGAATAAGATATACAATGAGGATTGCCTAGTGGGAATGAAAAGGATTCCTGACGAAAGTGTGGATTGCATTATATGTGATTTGCCGTATGGCACGACCAAGAATGCATGGGATAGCGTTATCCCTCTTAATGACCTTTGGACTCATTATAACAGAATAATCAAAGAAAACGGTGCGATAATTTTGTTTTCTCAAATGCCTTTTACTGCCGTGCTCGTCTGTAGCAACTTGAATGATTTTAAGTACGAAATTGTATGGCAAAAAGAAAATGCTACTGGATTCTTAAATAGTAATTTTGCTCCTATGAAGATTCATGAAAATATTTTGGTATTTTCTAAATCTAGTGCTTGTTTTGTAAAAGATAAGAATTTGGCGATGATATACAATCCTCAGATGATACATGGTTGCAAGCCTTATATAAGTAATAGGACTGGAATATCATCCACAAATTACGACTACAAACATTCCAAGCCAATTACAACCATCAACAATGGAGAACGTTTTCCAAACGATATTATATTTTTCAAACGAGATAAAGAGAAGATTCACCCTACACAGAAGCCAGTGGATTTAATTCGTTATCTCGTTAGGACTTATACCAATGTGGGGGGGTGCGTTCTTGATAACTGTATGGGAAGTGGCACAACAGCAATTGCGTGCATCAGGGAGAAGCGGAACTTCATCGGCTTTGAACTGAACAAAGAATATTACGACAAGGCTTGCAAGCGCATTCAGCTTGAAATGGCGCAGCCGAGCCTGTTTTGACTTATGGGTATATAACTTTTCATTTGCCCTTATATATATGCAATTCACGCAAATCGGTGTGGTGGAACTTGCGTGAGGTTCACTATGTAATAGTCTGAGCACTGCACCGATTATTCTTTGAAGTTAGTTTTCTTTCATAACCATGTAGCCCACACCGATGATAGTGTTCCTTGGGCAAGAACGATAATGGTGTACTGATAGAAATAGTGGTACTATTGAAATCTGGTAGTTACTATCATCGGTAACTGGAGATTGTGACCGTAGCGTATGGCAAAGTACGGAACATACAAGAAATTAGGAGGCAGAACCCACAAAAATAAAAAACTCTTATTATGACTGCTGACCGAAATCCAATGGGATGTTGCCAACCGATGAGGTTCGATTCCTCAAATCTCCACTTCTTTAGAATAGGTCAATGTTTAACGAGTCAAGGCAGTTCCGACCGACCATCGGGAAATAGTCAATACGATTCTTATAGGATTCATCACTTAAATTTTGCCAACTGCCGAGGCTCTTTTTTTACAAAGAGCAGGAGGTGTATAATGGCGAGATTAACGATTGAAGAATTAAAGAAAGACCCATTGACAAAAGGTGATTTTGAACGTATGAAAATTATGGGATTAGACCCAAATGAGCCTTGGGCGTTAGTTTGTAAGATATTGGATTTTTGTGACGATGGTTACTTTAATATGAGAGCTTTGAATCTGTTCTCCATATATGTAACTGGCTACTTCGATTGTTATCGTAGATTAAATTCTGAAAAGATAGAAAAGATTAAAAAAGCTTTTGGATAATGAAAGGTATGTTTTATATTAGCTATCTTGTTGTTATGCTTGTTCTTGTTCTTGCTGCTGAGATAATCAACTTCGCAAGCAAGGCAGTATGCGGCAAGAAAGCAATCAAATGTTTTGAGTTATGAGTATAATTTTGTTTGCGCTTGCTGCAAACGCTCTTATGTTCGCAGTCGTTGGCGCAATAGCGATGATGCTAGGTCTGGATAAAGAAGATTAGCAAAATGAGAAGTGAATCAAGGCGCAGCCAGCTCGACCACGAAAGATATATGAGAAATCGTGAAGAAAGACTGCAAAAGCAAAGAGAGTATTACAGAAATAATACTGAACTTTGCAAGGCTAGCGTAAAGCGATGCAAAAAGAAAAGAGTAGAAAGAGAACTTAAGCTTTGGAAACCTTTAATTAGGTTACAGCGATTATCCATTCAATCGTCCGAAGCGGATTAGCCTTAGCCCCGAATGGAATTAGGGAGCTACGTTAGGAATGAATGCATAGGCACGTTAGAATGTTCGTCCAAGTTCTAACTTCTGCGGTCGATGATTAAAAGGAGCGAAAGCAACGGTGTTGTCGGCAAGAAACCATTCTATAACCTTGGCGATGGGCGCACAACCCCACTTCGGTGGGAGATTTATTTATTAATTTAAATTTGAGTTTATGATTTACGTAAGAAGTAAAGAAGGCAGGGTATTAATGCCAACAGAACGTTGTGGTAAGATAGGTTATCTTCTTCGTCACGGAAAGGCTCACGTAGTCAGTCGTGTTCCGTTTGTGGTGCAGTTGGATTACGATAGTACCACCTACACGCAAGATGTGAGCCTTGGTATTGATGCTGGTTCTAAGCACATTGGTGTTTCGGCAAGTTCCGAGAAAAAGGAGATGCTTGCAGCACAAGTCGAGTTAAGAAGTGATATTGTGAAATTGCTTTCTACTCGTAGGGAGTTGAGACGGACAAGGCGAAACCGTAAGACACGCTACCGAGAGGTTCGTTTTGACAACCGCAAGAAGAAAGATGGTTGGCTAGCACCAAGTGTTGAACAAAAGATTGAGAGCCACTTGAAGGTTATCCGCTTAGTTCATAAGTTACTCCCTATCACGAAAACCACAATCGAGGTCGCTCAGTTCGATGCTCAGAAAATCAAGAACTCAGACATCAATGGTGAGGATTATCAGCAAGGAGAACAAATGGGATTTTGGAACGTAAGGGAGTACGTTTTGGCAAGGGATGGGAATAAATGTGTTCACTGCAAAGGCAAGAGTAAAGACCCGATATTGAACGTTCACCACTTAGAGAGTCGTAAGACTGGCGGTAATTCTCCGTCTAACTTAGTTGCTTTGTGTGAGACCTGCCATAAAGCTTATCATCGTGGAGCGTTCGAGTTGAAAATTAAGCATGGAAATTCCTTGCGTGATGCTGCGGTGATGAACATTATGCGTTGGGCAGTCTATGAGCGAGCGAAGAAAGAGTTCGGTAACGTACACTTGACCTATGGTTACATTACCAAGCACACTCGCATTGAGAACGAAATTGTCAAGACGCATGCATCCGATGCATTCTGCATTGCCAAGAACGTACACGCAATTAGACTGAGAACTTTATTTTTGTGTCGTTGCGTTCCTCGCCATACGAGGGCATTACACGTTGCCAACCCTAAGAAAGGTGGCATCCGCAGAAGCACGATAGCCTCGCATAAGATTGGCAAGTCCCATTTTCAGCGTTTCGATATGGTGCGTTGGAAGAGCAAAGAATGTTTTATATTTGGTAGCACGAATGGCAGATTAATTTTGCGTGACACCGAAGGTACTAAGATGCACGAAAACGCTAGTGTGAATATCAAGACTGTTAAGTTTTTGAAGAGATTAAAAAATAATATTTTAATGGAAGAGAAGGACTTCCGTAAATTGAATAATTATGGCAAAAGACAAAATTAAGTTGGTTTTCGAGATTGACCGCTTTAAGGTTATCGGTTGTGTCGCACGTAATTGTGAGACCAAGGAAGAGTATGAGGAATTGGTGAAAATCATCAATAGTACTGATGAGGTTGTTCGTGATGACGCAGAAATTGAGAAGACAAATTGTGTACTGATTCTCGACCAGTTGTTGCACGACAACGAGAATTTGGCTCTTCGCAAACGTCTGGAGAACGAGGATGAAACACTCCACAATGGTGAAGGTGACGGTGATAACGATGGCAACGTAAGATGCATCGAAATCAAAGGCGATATTGCCAAAGAAATTTTCGCTAAAATCGCATCTTTGGCTGAAGACGGAAAGGATGGTGAGTAATGAGGGTACGCACGGCATCTTGGTATGAGACTAGAATCAAGTACCAAAAGACAATGGAGGATGGCTCGGAAAAAGTAGTCAATGAGATTTATGTTGTTGATGCACTTTCTTGCACTGAGGCAGAAACATCTATCATTGATGAAATGAGCTGCTATATTAGCGGTGATTCTGCCGTTACAAGCGCAAAGAAAACCAACTATGGAGAGATTTTCTTCTCTGATTTAGATGATGATGATAAGTGGTACAAGGCAAAGTGCCAGTTTATCACTATTGATGAGAAATCCGCAAAAGAGAAGCGTTCTAACGTAACTTATCTGGTTCAGGCTAAGTCGTTGGCACGTGCTCTTCGATATGTTGATGAGGTGATGGGCAAGAATATGATTGATTACGACATTGTAGGTCTTAACGAAACTCATGTCTTCGATGTATTCGAACATCACGCTCCATCTTACGAAAACAAAGAGGAAAAGAATGAGTAGAATCGACAAACTTATAGCATCTATGCCGTCAAAAATGGCTAATGCAGTAATCCATCAACGCAAGTTACATGCTTGCTTGATGGAACTTACTGCAAACAAGTCAAGAGAAGTGGCGGCTAGAGCTATTTTTCTGAATTACCAAGATGGTGATGGCAGAAAGTTAGGTACAATACCACATTATTACGAAAGACCTACAACTACTGGTTCGGTAATGGTGGAGACGTACTTTAGTTATATTGATAGAGTACATTAAATCTCAAAACTATGGCAAACAGTAAAATCGTAACTTTCTACAAAAGAAGCTGCCACGATTGTATATTTCTTCAAGTCTGCAAAGACCCTAATGCAAGCTACAATGGTGATTACGTTTGCAAAGATTGGGAATGGAAATATGAGTGATTAATTTTTAAATTTTAAACGCAAAATGAGTAATACACAAGTTGCGACACAACAAAACAATATGTCGCTCGGTGAGTTAATGCACTCACCTGCCGTAGTTGGAAAACTCAACGAGGTTTGGAATAGCCCACAAATGGCTAATAGTTTTATGAGTTCGGTTATCAGCGTGGCTAATGGAAATCCGCAGCTTAGAAATGCTGAACCTATGAGCATTATCGGTGCTGCTATGGTTGCAGCAACAATGCAGTTGCAGGTTATTCCTACGCTAGGTCAGTGCTATATTATTCCTTATGGAAAGAAAGCACAATTTCAAGTTGGTTACTTAGGATTGCTCCAACTTTGCCAACGAAGCGGTCAGTTTAAGAAAATCCTCGCTGCTCCTGTTCACGAAGGAGAATATGTATCAGGTGATGAGTTCGATGAAGAGTATGTCTTCGACAAGAAACAAAAGAAGTCAGATAAGGTTATCGGTTATATGGCTAAGTTTGAACTTCTCAATGGTTTTACGAAGGTTGCTTATTGGGATATAGAAAAGGTGAAGGCTCACGCTACAAAGTTTAGCCAAGCTTTCAGAGCTGGTTTCAATTCTCCTTGGAAGTCTGATTTCGATGCAATGGCTCAGAAGACGGTTCTCAAATCCATTTTGAAGTTTGCGCCTAAATCAATCGAAATGCAGAATGCGGTTACTTTCGACCAATCGGTTATCAATACCAACACTTCTGATGTTCAAGATTTGGATATTGATGCTTTTGCTCCAGAGTATGTTGATAACATCGAAAGCGAGAAGAAAGAGAATATTGCTGCAAAGGCTGCCGAAGCTGCCAAGGCTGATGCTGCCAAGAAGGAGGAACAGAAATGATTACCGACAATGTAGAGCAGCGGAGTTTAACGTGGTATAGAAATAGGGTAGGTCACATCACTGGTTCTAAGGTTGCCGACATTATGAAGTCTGGTCGCAAGAAAGATGAGGTTTTTTCAGAGACAGCCAAAGCATATTTGTTTCAGATTGCAGGTGAACGTCTTTTCAATCCCGATTTCTTGAATGATGATGATATATTCCAAGATTACATCGACCAAGTTTCCGTAAACACAAAGGCAATGCAGTGGGGTGCTGATATGGAAGACCAAGCAAAGGCTTGCTTCTGTCAACTTCCACAAAACGAAGGAATAGAGATTGCAGATGTTTCTTCTTGTAAGCACGATACAATCCCTTACTTCGCGGCTTCCCCTGATGGTGCAATCTATAGTCGTGATGGTGGCGATATTAAGATTATTGAGGTTAAATGCCCTAACATCAATACTTATATGAAGTATCGCACACTTATTCACGATGCTGCTTCGCTCAAAGAAGTTGAGCCTAAGTACTACTGGCAGATGATGGCAGAAATGAGTTGTACTGGTGCTACTAGCGGTATCTTCATTACATACTGCCCTTGGTTGTCTAAGCCTATTCATTGGGCTGAGATTGAGAGAAATGGAGACGATGTAAAGCTTATGGAAGATAGAGTTATGTTGGCAAATGAGTTTATTGACGAAATTATTAATAAGTAATAATGGAAATTCAAGGAAAAATTATTGTGGTGTTACCTGAAAGAAGCGGAACATCACAAAGAGGTAATCAGTGGCGTAGCATTTCCTATGTGTTGGAAACACAAGAACAGTACCCTAAGAAACTAGCATTCGATGTTACAAACGATAAGATAGACCAACTTAACATTCAGTTTGGTGAAATTCTTACCGTTCAGTTCGACATCAACGCTAGAGAATATAATGGAAGATGGTTTAACTCGATAAACGCTTGGAACGTTATCCGTCAAACACAGCAAGCTCCTGCACAAGGTGGAGGTTTTAGTGGTAATGTTCAGTCTAGCGCACAAGCGGCACAACAAGCTATGGCAAGTTCTGCTAATGCTGCTGGCGTGGCAAACCCGACGAATCAGCAAAATCTGTTCCCACCTACACAGCAGCCATCACAGCCGCAAGGGGACTCTGACGATTTACCTTTTTGAGATAAGGTGTAAGGTTGAAATGATAAAACAAGCGTTTAATGCGGTTGAGATATGATGTACGATTTATCTAACAGCTTGGAGTTGGAATCATTCAAACTTAGGGTAAAGAAACTTGAAGAGAGTAAAAGTATGGTAGAGTTGACTGAAAAGAAGGCTCGTTCTCTTAATCAGAACGCCTATTTTCATTTAGCTATATCATACTTTGCTCTTCAAATCGGTTTGCCAATGCAAGAAGTCAAGGATGCCTATTTCAAGAATTATTGTAACCATGAACTTTTTGCTCGCAAGAGGTATGACAAGATTCTAAATGTGGAACGTGAGTATCTTCGCTCGACAACGGAACTGACAAAGGAAGAAATGAGTCTTGCAATAGACCGATTCTTGAAGTTCGCAGCCGAGCAAGGCGTTTACATCGCTCCATCTGACGAATATATCGCAATCCTCCACATGCAACATGAAGTTCACCGAAATCAGAAATACTTATGACAGAAGAAATTTGGAAGTTTATAAAAGGAACGTCTTTACCATATGAAGTTTCTTCTTATGGAAAGATACGGCGCAAACTTAAAAATGGAAAATTCTCATATCTAAAATTTTCTTTAGACAAAAAACAAGGATATTTTTATGTAAGACTAAAAGTTGGCAGGTATTTCAAGAAAAGATATGTACACAGATTGATAGCCGAGTCCTTTATTCCTAACAAGGAAAACAAGCCAAACATCGACCATATAAACACGATAAGAACGGATAACCGCATTGAAAACCTCAGATGGGTTACTCAAAAGGAAAATTCAAACAATCCGCTTTCCGTAAAGCATATGTCTGTATCTAAAACAGGCAACAATAACCATAACTACGGAAAACCACGTTCGGAAGATGTCAGAAGAAAAATATCAGAGGGGCATAAACGAGGTGGAAAGCTAAAAGGAAGGACTGGAGCTTTAAATCCACATTCCATACCTGTGTATATGTACGATTTAAATGGAGTTTTCTTATCATCATTCACATGTGCTAAAGAAGCAAGCATAATGACAGGTGTTTACCAATCAGGAATAACAAATTGTTGTAATGGTAAATGTTTTAGTGCAGGAAAGCATATATGGAGAAAATACAAGGCTGATTTGCTTCATATTCAGAATGATATTCAGAAAAACGAGCAATACTTGCAGTAGTATTGTGTAACATACAATTTTTAATACAATGGATTCTTTTAAGATTAGCAAAGAACAATATTGTGATTTAATGAAACTTGATAGGACAAATGCCGTAAACTTGTTTGTTTATCTTCTCGCAAATGCAGACGATAACGGAACATTGATTGTTAGCATCCGCAAGATTTCGAGTGAACTATGTATTGGAGTGCAAACCGTAAGAACGTTGCTTAAACATTGGTATATAACACACATACTAACACACCAAGTAACACACCAAGGTAGCGTAATAACTATTTGTGATATAAAAAGTTACAAAGGTAGGAAACGTGCTGCTAACACATCAAGTAACACACTTGCTAACACACAAAAAACTATCAAGGAACGAAAGAAAGATTTCGCAGAAAGTTTGAAACCTCACCTCGAAAAGTACGGAAAGGATATGTTGAATGATTTCTATCGGTACTGGACAGAAATAAATGATGGTGGAAAAAAGATGCGGTTTGAAATGGAGAAAGTGTTTCAAATTGCAAGCAGATTGGTTACGTGGAGCAATAACAATAAATATCATTATAAGAATACCAACAGTCTTCCTGTTGGTATGAATTTGCAGAATAGTAAAGATAAAGATTACACAAAAGGGCTTGATAGATGGAACAAATAGATAGCGAATATTTCAAGAACCTTGTATCTCAGATGCGAGATACTGGTTATCCGCAAGAAATTGACAGAGTACAAATAAGCATTCCTAATGCAGAGAAACGTTTGCGTGGCGGCTTGCAGTATGTTGTTAATATGAAGTCTGGATGTAATGCCGAATGGAACGAACGCAATTACCGACCTATTGTTGATTGGATGACAGACAACAAAGGAAAAGGTTTATTGATGTTCGGCGGTTGCGGATTAGGTAAGTCGGTAATCGGAATGTATATCCTTCCTCTTCTTATTAAAGATGTACATAAAAAGGTGGTAAACATCTTTAGCGCACAAGAGTTGAACCAAAAGATTGATGAAATTCTCAAACTTCATATTATCTATATTGATGATATTGGTACAGAGGATAATCTTAACTCTTATGGCAACAAGCGTATGCCATTTGCTGAACTTTGTGACGCTGCTGAAAAGAAGGGGAAATTGCTTATCCTTACCACTAACCTCAGTATTGACGAGCTTACTCAGAGATATGGAGATAGAGTTGTAGATAGACTGATAGCAACAACAAAAGCAGTTCCTTTTACAGGTGATTCTTTAAGAAAGTGATTATGGCAGACGTAAGTAAAATGGCAGAGGAATGGCTCAGTGAGCATCCTGACGCATCCAAGAAAGAAATATGGATGGCTGGTTATTGGAAATCTACCGATAACTGGTGTAACCGAACCAAGTAAATTCTAGAATTGAAAACGAATTAATATATAGATAAATATGAGTCATTTTTTAACATTGGTAATTGGCGATGAGCCAGAGAAACAACTCGCCAAGTATGATGAAAATCTAGAGCTGCCTATGCATTTATACATGACAAAAGAGCAGCTTATTAGCGAGAAACGTAAGGAGATTGAGGAATACAGAAAGAATTACTATGATGTGTTCCTACAAGATAAAGATGCATATCTTGCCAACTGTTGCAAGGAACATGCAGATTATATCGAGAACGAATTTCCAAAGCATCTTAACTGGACGGACGAACAGATGTACGAGGATGCCGTGAAATATTATCGTATGGATATAGATGAAGGAAGCGAGAATATTGAGATACATGAGGACGGCAGCGTTTGGCACACCTATAATAATGATGCCAAATGGGATTGGTATCAAATGGGAGGCAGATATGCTGGAAGACTTAAATTAAAGGATATATCAATGGATGCTCCATTATTCTATCCAGAATTTGCTCCTACATTCTATTCAAGAGAAGACATTAACTATTTCAAAAAATTAAAGGCAGAAGGTCGTTGCGACCAAGCTCGCATAAAGGATATATCAAATATTGAAGATATAAAAGTATTCGCTGTCGTTAAAGACGGAAAATGGTACGAGCGTGGCAAAATGGGTTGGTTTGCCGTAGTATCAGACGAAAAAGACAAAGATGCATGGAGCGAAGAAGTGAAACAACTTCTTGCATCACTTCCCCCTGACACTCTTCTAACGATGTATGATTGTCACATATAATCATTAATAAAAAATATCTCAAAATGACGCAGAAAGAACGTATTGAGAACGCGACCACAAAACAAGCGGTAGTGTTCATAGGTGTTTATTCTTGGGTTATCCTAAGAAATATAGGAAGAGCAATCAATAAGGCAGTTCACAAGCTGCCCTGGTTGTTCATCGTGGTAACGATAGTAATATCGTTCATAGTTAGCTTCGTCTTTATATCTAAGGCTAGAGCAGAGCGAGACAGTTACAACCAGAAGTTAGTTCATGCAACACAGCAGCTTGATAGCTTCTATGCTGCATACGGAAACATTAAATCAAAGTAATATGGACGGAATGGTAATCAATAATTTGCTCGCACAGCCAACAAATGAATGTGGACTATTGCAACAAGAACTTCTTAAATCGTTTGTTGAGGCTAGAAAACAAAAAGGTATTACAGAAAGCCTAATGAAAAGATTAGCGGTAAAAAAGATGAATGCGATAGAAGATATGTATGGAAACGTACATGTTACCCATGATAATTTTGGAGGATGTTCATGTGATTTCGATATTGAGGTTATATGTGATGAAATCGTATTAACTCTAAAATATTACGTTTCTAAGATACCTTTGGATGGGTTGTCTAAACACGACATAATTGTTGCTAAACGTTACAATGAATATGTATATAGCTATAATTCTGCCAATAATGTATCGTCTGATTTCAAGACTTTCCATCCACGTGGTGGTCTTACTGGCAGTTGCTGTTGGAGTTTCTCTATTGATGATATTCTAGAAAGCGATTTCTTGACTAAAGGTATTCGTGTTGGCAGTAAATCTGATAGTCCGTTTAACATTTTTCTCAAATAGTAGTATATGAAAAAGTACAAACATACAATAATGATGATTCTGCTTGCAATAGCAACAATTATCGCAGGTTACGGATTTCTCTGTTTCATGGTTGAACATATAGCAATCGCATTACTGATGATGTTCTGCATCTGTTGTGCGTTTGCTATTGAAAAGGATATGTAGTATGCAGACAAATTGGAATCCAAATAATTCGTGTGTACTCGCAGGTATTCCTCTTGCAGTTCCATCGAAAGAACAGATAAGCAAACTCTACATGCTTTTCTATTCTATGGTAGGCGGCTTTGCAAAAATTGTCAAGTCTAACATAGATGAAACATTCAAACTAGTATCGGAAGATGAAAAGCTATTTAAGTTTGACGTAAAGAGAAGAATGACAGAGGCGAAGGAATTTTCCGATGAATTGATTGACTTATTCAAAGAACGAATGAAAGCTGACGGCATGTCTGAGATATGGGATAAGCTTACTTTTATCATCAAGTTCAATCTACAAGATGATGTAAGGAAATGTTATTATGCGTTAGATAACCAATTTTCAAAGCATCATATTGAAAGGCATAAGATGTACACAATGACTATTATGTCTGGAATATTGAGCGGAATGCTTGAAACTTCTGTTTCTGCATTTAAAAAGACGATGGATGAATATAATGGTTCTTGGGCAACAAATATTGCAGAATACTTTATTATCCCAATTAAGGGTGTTCATTCTCGTATGCGCAATGCAGTGGAAGCTATATATCCTGAATCTGTAGATAAGAAAGTGTTTTCAGAGTGCCCTGACAAACTTTCTCTCGGATTTGAAATCATCGGTAAAAAGGTGCTTGATTATAAACGTGCCGAAAAAGCACTTGCAGATGCTTGTATATTCAGTGGTCTTAATCTTGATATAAACGGAATTATCGTAGATGGAGAAGACGCACAAGATAACACTGGCACTCCTTGGAATGAAGCTCAATTAAGAGCATTGAAAACAGGTTACCCATAATCCTCTAACAAAGATATTGCTAGAATAGTTGGCAGAAGCGTTTACGCGGTCGCTAAACAAGCTAAGAAACTCGGATTGAAGAAATCTGAGGAATATCTCAGAGAGACTAGAATAGCTAACTTAAAACGTAAGAAAAATGAAAAAGATTCCAACGCTGTACACAAAGAACAGTAAAGGTCGCTATCAGGAATACAAGATTCCTGACCTTGATATATCGAAGACTTTCTACAGAAAGATAAATGGAAAGTATGAACCTGTTAGTATGCTCTCGTATAGTCCTCTAGAAGAGGGCGTATGGGTTGTCACTCGCGAAAGTTCGACAATCGAACATATCCGTGGTACTTACCTTCGTGAGTGCTTTCATCTTGATAAGGCTGCCGACATTGAGCGTTTTCCTCTGTCTAAGATGGGGCACATCAAAAAGGTTGCAGAACGTATCATTGATGAGCTGAGACTTGGTAATACAGACACTAGAGCTATGACAAATCACGAATTTGTCAATTTGGTTGTCGGGCTTGTCTATAAATACAATGAGGAGGTTTAATTATGGAAGATTTACCTATTGGGTCAGAAATCATCTTGAAGGTGGTAGAGACCGAGAAAGAACAATGCAATGGTTGTTTTTTCGATGAGATATGTACCGACATTTATGAAAAAGTTTGCGGAAATTTCAAGTGTGTCGCAATCGACAGAAAAGACGGAAAGGCTGTTCAATTTAAAAGAATAAAGTGATATG